TTACTCAAACAGAGTGGCCACACGAGAGGAAGCAGAAAGTTCCAGTTCCATAAACTTGGTTTCTAACTTTTTGCTCGCCACAGGCTGCTGATATTTATAGAAGTAACGGGTAAATGGTATCTCTGCACCGGTTTTAATGACAGGTTTCTTTGCACCGAGGTTTTCCTCAAAGAACCACTGTGCATCGGGGATATGAGGCAAAACCTCACGAGCCATATAGTCCTCGATGGATTCCTCAAACTTCACCAGCTCCGTATCCTTGGTTTCCTTGTCGTAAATGATATTGCCCTTCTTGTCCTTCTGGACTTCGGCTTTCTTATCCATAACAGAGAGGCCATCGGCAATCTTATCAATCAGTTTTTTGTCAGCAGTTGCATCCGCCAGTACCTTAGTCAGTACGGGCAGGAATGCTGCGGGAGAATAATAAATTTCATCAGACACAGCGGCACTCAGGGCAGCAAGGATGGCTTCATACACAGGCTGATTGTTTTGGTATGCCTCCAACTTCTTAATGTCCTTGCCGGTGGGTTCTTCCATGTTTTCCAGTTCCTCAACCTTGGCAGGGTCATAGAAGGTCGATAGGGAACCCTTACCGAGCATGGACTGGATTCTGTCAGCCGTGATTGTGTAACTGCGCTGTAACGGCTGCATTACCGCATACTCACGGTAAATAAACTCTTCGTTATCATAAATCTTGCAGAATTCGCCCTCGGTGAAGTCCGCATACAGTTTTGTAATGGCAGAACGGTCTTCCGGAGAAATTTCGTTCTTTTTATCGCCCAGAGCTTTCCGCAGTTTCTTGAAGAAAGAGGAAGCGTCAATCAGCTGAATTTTGCCTTTGCGTTCCGAACGCTTATTTTTGGACAGCACCCAAATATAGGTGGCAATGCCTGTGTTATAGAAAAGATCAATGGGCAAAGCAATAATGGCTTCAATCAAATCGCTTTCAAGCATCCAACGGCGGATCTGGCTCTCGCCGGATGCGGTGCCACCGCTAAACAAGGGACTTCCGTTTTCAATGATAGCTGCACGTCCCAGGTTATCGTCCATCTTGTCAATTGCAGACTGAAGGAACAGCATCTGCATATCACCGGAGCCGGGCAGACCGGCTCCCCAGCGACCGTCAAAGCCTTTTTTATATTCGTCATTGACCGCTACTTCCACACCTTCTGCAGCATCTTTTCCGCCCCACGGAGTACCAAAAGGAGGATTTTCAATCACGAAGCGCATCTTGGTGCCTTTGAACCGGTCAGCTTTCATTGTATCTTGATAGCAGATGTTTTCAGCATTTTGGCCCTTAATCATCATCTCCGCAAGACAGATGGCATAGGACTCGGGGTTGATTTCCTGTCCGAACAGGCGTACATCGGCAGTAGGGTTATAACGCTTGATAAAATTGTAGCTGGTGGACAGCATACCGCCCGTTCCACACGCTTGATCCAATACAGTGATAACCTTGCCATCATCAAAAATGTCATCACAGCCTTCGGCCAGGAGAATATTGACCATCAGCTTGATAATGTCGCGACCGGTGTAATGGTCACCAGCCTCGGCATTTTCAGAGAACTTACGAATAAGTTCCTCGAAAATGTAGCCCATGCGAACATTGTCGATGGTAATAGGGTTCAAATCCAGTTCAGAGAAGGCTTTAACAACAGAGAGCAGACGGTTGTTCTTGTCCATCTTATCGATCTGCTTGTCAAAGTCCAGACTCTTGATAATATCCTGGATGTTTGCAGAGAATCCCTGGATATATGCCTTAAAGTTGGCAGCCAGGTGGTCGGAGTCGTTGACCAGCTCCGCAAGATCAAACTCACTGGTATTGTAAAAACGGAAGCCAGAAATAGTATACATTGCCTTGGCAGGATAATTCGGATTTGCTTTGAACTGAGCCACGACCTTTTCCTTGGTCGGCGCAAGGGCGCACTCAAAGCGGCGGATAATAACCATCGGAATGATTACGTCCTTATACTTGTCACTCTGGTATGTACCACGCAGTTTGTTTGCAATAGACCAGATAAAGTTCACCTCTGCGGATACATCTATCGGGGAGTCATCCCACATTGCATCAATTACTTTCTTATCAGCCATACTGATTTCCTCCTGTTTCAGGGATGCTCTCACCCCAGTTTAAATCTATTATAAATGCTCTTGTGTCCAAAATAACGGACTTATTCATCTGCCATCATCATGTTGTAATGCTGATCCTGCTTCATGGCCTCAAAAATGAGGCGGAACACCGTGCGGTGAGTGTCACTATCTACGCATTCATCATCAATAAACATCTCGTCACCGATGCCAGAAGGGCTGCTTACATAATGGAGCAGCGCAGAAGCTAAGTGGTACTTTTCGTAGTTCGGGTTACCACCTTCCACCTCAGTTACGAATTTCGACTTGTTCTCTTCCAGAACGATTCTGCGAATGTCTGCGCCATCAAAACCACAAAGCTGAAGGAAATACTGGTCGATGATTCTGCGAGACACATTCTTGATTGCGATTGATGCTCGTTCTTCTTTATATAACTTTTTCAACTCATCCCATAAAGCAGCATAGGAATTCTGAACGGGGTTGTAGTTTTCCTCTTCACCTGCGATTCGGCTCGGACGAACGCACGGAACAATGCTGGATTTATTATCCACCTTACGAATCACAAAGAAAGATGTACTTCTGTAATGAGGTACTTCCTTATAGGTGATTTCGTTATGGAAATACGCATTGTGGGTCATGATGAAAATCTGTTTGATATAGTCGCCCTTAACATCAGGATTTCTGTAATCGGTGTTGTTGTAACAAACACCAATCATATTACGGACAATCGAACCCACGATGAAAAGAGCGTTGCTGTCCATGCTGGAAACAGGGTCATCAATGACCACAATCTTATCGCGGGTATCGGCACCCTCCGGTGTTCCTTCGATGCTTCCGTGCGTTGTGGCACTTCCGACTTTTCCGTTACCACGTACCAACTGATAGAAATACAAAAAAGCGATAAAGTTTCGTTCGCCCTCGCTCAGACGCGTTGCAGGCTTACCATTCGGACGGATAACCTCATAGGTATCTTTCACCCCGTCCTTGGGCTTCAATTCAAACCCTTGGAAACCGGAATCGCGGAGCAAATGGTTGATGCTTTCAATGGCTTCCTCAGTATTGACACCCTGTTTGTTAAGAGCCTGGATTTCTCCAACAATGCGACGCCAGTCTGCTCGTGCCTTGCTGACTGCACCCTCAAGGGAATTGATTTCAGTGGCAAAAGTGTCAAGTGCTGCTTTGCAGGCGGCAATTTCATCTTTGAGCCGGAATGCGATCATTTCCCATAATTCACGCTTACACTGTTCCTGCTTCTTGCGCTTATCATTGACGATGCTGTTATTTGTCATAATCTGCCGATTTATGTCATCAATAAGTTGCCCCAGATCAAGAAGAAGGGAATCGGTATCCTCCAAAGCAACGATGGAAGTAGGCTCCTTGATTTTACTCTCGATACGCTGAAGATTGATTTTGATTTTGCTTTCCAGAAGAGCCAGCTTATCCTTGTATTCTGTAAGGTCAACGCTCGGGAGGACATCCTGCATATTCCCGGTCAGTTTCTCCAAGATGGCTGTAGTTTCTCTTTTGTACACAGTTTCGAATTCACGCAAATCGTCAATATCCTGCTGATACTGAGCATCAAAACAAGCAGCAATTTCCTCATCAAAGCCTACAGGCAATTTCTGCTGACAGTATGGACACTTTCCGTCCGTGTGGGCAGCATAGTGATCATGGCCTTGCCGCACCCAGTCTGTAGCATTCAGTGCCTTAATGAACTTGGAGAACTGAGATCCACTACTGCTGACAATTGCTTTATCCAACAGTTCGCTCCCAGAAAGTGCGCCATAGGTAGCTTTCCAATCAATTTTCCCAAATACATGATACGGGCGCGATGTCAAAGAAAAAGCAATATCGTAAAGTTGCTTCAGTTCTTGATAATCGTGTTCTGCCACAGTAGGTGCAGCCAAGACCCCTTCTGTAAACTGGGGTCCCTTTAAGTAACCCTTTAAAGCATCTTTGAAATCATCCTTAATTTTAGATGCAAAAGCCCAGCAGACTTTCTGAAACTGTGCAGCCGCAGCATCTCTGGCAGCGATTTTATCGTCTAAATCTTTTTTGAACTGTATACCGGCTGCTTCGGCACTAACTTTCTCTTTCTTTTTTTGTTCGAGTTGCCGCTGAACTTCAATGTTTTGCTCGTGGATTGTGATAACACCAGCCAAATCATCATATCCACTAAAATTTCTGTCGATGAACTCCTGGTTGTAAACGAGTACATCATAGGAGTCATGGCTCTCGCCATCACGCCAAATAACCCCTGGATCATTATCAGCGATCATCTCCGCAAGAGTGGATTTACCTGCGCCATTCCTTCCAAAGAAGAAATTGATATAAGTCGGCACAATTGTTGTGCCGGTATTTTCAAATGTTGCACGGTCAAGGGTGATCTGCTTGATCGCAGCTTCCATTTTGTTTGCCATAATGTACTCCTTTCGTACCCAGTGGGTTATTCTTTTATTCGGCCATTTCTGACCCATTCATCAACTTCTGATATTTTAAATTTATATCGTTTGCCAGCTTTATAAGCCGGGAGTTTACCTTCTTTTATCCATGTCCGAACCGTGTCCTGACTCAAACTTAGATGCTCTGCCACATCTTCAAGATTGACCCATTTCTCTACTTGCATTTCTTCATATTCTTTACTCACGGTTATACCTCCATCTCATTTATTGGGTGCTTGTCAGTAGGAAAGAACCATAATTTGAATTCCGTTACTGCGCAGAGCATCCACTATATTCAACCGTTTAACTGCCCAATGAATTCGGTCAAGTTCGCAGAATGCGCTTGCTTTCCCGATACCAAAACAGGCTGCTCTATCTATTAGGAGCTGTTGCGGAACTTCATGCATTTTGATGAATCCGAATTGAATCGTTGTGTCATTAACCCGGATTGCATTGATAAACCCATAACTGGCAATATGGGAAGTGTCAGCTTTTCCATAGACCCTATTAGGTGTGGTTACGATCGTTGGAAAACTACGAATTTTCTCCAACTCCGCTGCGCCAAGCGAAGTGAGTTCTGCGAAAATACTATCTTCGGTATCCTGCAACGCCAACTCCTTTTGAATCTGGAATGTTCCATCAAGAGCAAATGCTTCACTGCCTATGACAAATAAATTAAAATAATCAAGATTCATGCGAGGTGGCATACAGCCTCCGAGCGTACCATTACTCTGAGGCATACCGTTATTCCCAAACCAATAGTTGTTTTGGACGGTATCGACATGGGCGTTGAATGTGTCTATTCTTTCAATGGTAGCAGAGCCACCGACTGGCTGCAAATCAGCAGGAGGCTTAGGCTGTAGATTATCACTCATCTTTCTTGTCTCCGTAATAATTGTTAGTTATGTGGTCTACTTGGTTATTGAAGGTTCCAACCGATCCGATGTTGAATGTGTTAAAGACCGGGTTGTGGTTTACCATAGTCTGTGTTGTTTGGGGCTCTGGTTTCTCCGAGGTATTCTCGACAATATCGACATCAGACACCGACTCACACTCTGCTTCGCTCTTTTTATCTCCAGTTGCCATGCTATAGCACAGAGAGATGCTTCTTGCACTATTTTCACCCAGCATAGCTACATAGACTCGTTCCGCACCACCTCTGGATGGACACCAACGATTATATGTGTCCTCGCCAACTTTGTTATCTTTTACATTTAGAATAATGTAGTGCCAAACTCCAAGTAAAAACGACTGCAAACAGAAATGAGTTGTGGACAGAATTTCGCGCTTTGTCAAAGTCGAGCCATCCTCACATATATAGAACGCATGGTCATCTTCGATTTGATCATCAGCATCTATAACTTCCACGAGTGCCTTTACCAGGTACTCGTCTTTTTTTGTGTCTCCACCCACATCGATATAATCATCGACATAGGAGTTCATCGCAGTAAGGCAACGACTGTATTCATTTTTTATCCGCTCATCGAAACTGGCAACTACCGCATCATCAGAGACCGGCAAATAAGTACCGCCGTTCGCCTGACACGATTTATATCTGGATGTAGCACTCTTAACAGTACCCATCATAGAGCTGTTCGGAAACTGGTAGTCTGGCTTTGCTATCTCTACCAAATCCATCAAAAGCATTGGATCTGCCATGCCATCCGACATTCCTTTGTAATGCTCTCTAACACCCATACGCTGCTTTCTTGCACGAAGAAGTAGCATGAAAAAGGTGCCGCCGCAGAGCCTATATTTAACTTCGTTTGTCATAGATTGTCCCTCAAATCAAATCGCAACGCTAACAACCGTAACAACCATAGCACCGCAACTCTAATAACTATTGGATGTCCTTGTGAGAAATCACAGGGACATTTTTCGTTGTGCAAGGTTTAATGTCGGTCCAGCAACCCCCAGCAAACCCCACTAAACCATTATAACACATTTTATTCCGAATTACAATGGCATAAGTGTGAACAACGGTTAGGCAGCGAACTTTTCTCTGCGATTTCCTCACGAGTTTCAAATCTCAGGAGGAAATCTAATGAAAAATCAAGACAACCAGTACGAGCGTAAGGCTCCGTACAACCCCGACCGCCAGACCTTTGTAGACGCAGACGGCAACTATGTCTACCGCGTCTGGGACGAAGAAAACCATTGCTACCACCATGAAGTGTGCGTGGTCGGCGAAGGCATCTCACCGGAAATCCGCTCCCTGTTGGATGAGATGGATGTAGAAGAGGAACGCCGCTTGGATGCCGACAATCATCACCTGGACAAGGTCTTTGACGGTAAGAAGCAAGCGCACAGCACCGACAAGAGCGGGCGCACCCCCAATCCGATGGATCTGCTTCCGCAGCGCCGTCAGCGTTCCTTTGAGGATGCCCTGCGCGAAGATCCCCGTGTTGGACAGATTCTGTTGGCAATGGAGAAATTGACTCCCGACCAGGTCGACCTGGTATATGCCATCTATGGAGAAATGAAGTTCGGAGCAGATGTGGCTCGTGAACAAGGGGTATCCCGCCAGGCCATCAATAACCGGCTCAAAAAGATCCATGCCCGCCTCGCAAAGCTGATGGCTGAGATGGACGAGGGCTAAGTACATCGCACCTCCCGGAGGGGGTTGACATTTTTCCCATGTAACTGAAGGCGGGGCGCACAGCGAAACCCCAGCCGCCTTCGGGAGGTGAAAAACGATGTGCGAATCTGAAAACAAGACGATGAGTCCCGAAGAAGAACTGGTTGATATTCTTCTGGACTTCATCATCGTATCCGCAAACCTGGCAAAAAGCATCAACCACACGCTCAAGCAGAAGCAAATCAAGGAAGGAGGCAACGTCAATGGGCAAAATCAGCGAATTGGATTTGGCAATCAGAGACCTGCGAACCGCAGCCGCCACTATTAATGATGTGGCAGACACCCTGGCAGAGATGCTCAGCACCGCTTCGGCTGACGTAGCCCACGACGATGCTCCTCCTGCCGAACCCGTACTGACCTTGGAACAGGTCAGAGCCGTTCTCGCAAATAAGTCCCGCATGGGCTTCACCGCCGAAATACGCACTCTGCTTCAGAAGTACGGCGCACCCAAGTTATCCGGCATCGATCCCGTCCACTACAAGGCGCTGGTTGCCGAAGCGGAGGTGTTGGGTGATGGCGACTAAACACGCAGTCCTCTCCGCATCGTCCTCGGAGCGTTGGATCAACTGTCCGCCTTCCGCTCGGCTCTGCGAGAATTACGAGGATAAAGGTAGCGATTATGCCGCCGAGGGCACCGATGCCCACGCCCTTTGCGAGTTCCGGCTGAAACAGGCGCTCGGCATCCCGGTGGATGACCCCATCGAAAACCTCTCCTGGTACAACGAGGAGATGGAAGAATGCGCCCAGGGCTATGCCGCCTATGTGGTGGAACTGCTCGAAACAGCCAAGCAGACCTGCTCTGACCCGGTGGTCATGATTGAGCAACGGGTGAACTTCTCCCGTTGGGTCAAGGGGGGCTTCGGCACAGCAGACTGCATCGTAATCGCGGACGGGATCATGAACATCTGCGACTACAAGCATGGTAAAGGGGTCGAGGTCAGTGCCGTGGGTAATCCCCAAATGAGGCTTTATGCCTTGGGTGCCCTGGAAATCTTCGATGATATTTACGACATCGAGGAGATCCGCATGACCATCTATCAGCCCCGCAAATCCAACATCAGCGTTGACAGTATGGCAAAGGACGACCTGCTCCGTTGGGCAGACACCGAACTGTACGAAAAAGCTGAAATGGCCTATTCAGGACAGGGCGAGTTCCATTGTGGTGACTGGTGCCGGTTCTGCAAAGCAAAGGCAGAATGCCGTGAACGCGCCGAAGCGAACCTGGCTCTTGCTCGGTATGACTTCGAGGCACCCGCTCTCCTGGAGGATTCCGAGATTGCCGAAATTCTCGGCAAGGTCGATGCTCTCATCACCTGGGCATCCGATGTAAAGGAATATGCTCTTCAGCAGGCTATCAGCGGCAAAGAGTGGAGCGGCTGGAAGTTGGTCGAAGGCCGTTCCAACCGCAGATACACCAGTGATGCCGCCGTTGCCGCTGCTGTTGAAAGCGTAGGACTTGACCCCTACGAGCGAAAGGTTATGGGCGTGACCGCCATGCAGAAGATGCTTGGCAAATCTCGCTTTGAGGAACTTCTCGCTCCCTACATTGAAAAGCCGCAAGGCAAACCCACGCTCGTGCCGGAGAGCGATAAGCGTCCGGCAATGAATACAGCCAAAAATGATTTTATGGAGGAATTTTAATATGTCTACCACTGCAAACAGAGTCAACAACCCTATGAAGGTTATCACCGGTCCCGACACCCGTTGGTCTTATGCTAACGTCTGGGAACCCAAGTCCATCAACGGCGGCGCAGCCAAGTACAGCGTCAGTCTCATCATTCCCAAGTCCGACACCAAGACGGTCGCAAAGATCAAGGCGGCAATCGAAGCTGCCTACCAGGAAGGTCAGGCAAAGCTGAAGGGCAACGGTCGCACCGTTCCTCCTCTCGCCGCCATTAAGAACCCCATGCGCGATGGTGATGTCGAGAGACCCGATGATCCCGCTTATGCAAACGCATACTTCGTCAACGCCAACTCTGCCACCGCTCCCGGCATCGTGGATGCTGACCGTAACCCCGTACTGACCCGCTCCGAGGTTTACTCCGGCGTGTACGGTCGTGCCAGCATCAACTTCTATGCCTTTAACAGCAACGGCAACAAGGGCATCGCCTGCGGTCTGAACAACCTGCAGTTGATCCGTGCCGGTGAACCCCTGGGCGGCAAGGCAAGCGCCGAGTCCGACTTCGCAACTGACGCCGAAGATGATTTTCTGAACTAAGACAACGGAGGTAAAACACTATGGAAATGCTTCAGACCATTCTCATCACCATCATCCTCGCTGCATGGCTGTGCCTCAGCGTGACCTTTCTCGTAACCACCATCATGTCCCTGGTCTATGACCGTAAGCGTGAAAAGCGCGAGAAGGAACAGGCAGAACGCGACAAGGAATACCACGCCAAGCGTATGGAGGACTTGCTGAACAAGTAAGCACCCAACCCTGTGGGCGGTAGAGCAATCTGCCGCCCTGTTGGGGTATACGAAAGGAATGGTGATTATGAAAACACTCTCAATCGATATTGAGACCTACAGCGATCAGAACCTTGCCAAGTGTGGGGTCTACCGCTATGTGGAGTCTCCCGCATTTCAAATTCTTTTATTTTCTTACAGCGTGGACGGCGCTCCCGTGCAGATCGTTGATCTTGCCTGTGGTGAGGAGATCCCCGCCGAGATTATTGTTGCACTGACGGACGATTCCGTTATCAAGTGGGCTTTCAATGCCAACTTTGAACGCATCTTCCTGTCTCGGCATCTGGGCTATCCCACCGGGGATTACCTTGACCCGGAATCCTGGCGCTGTTCGATGGTCTGGGCAGCAACAATGGGGCTACCGCTTTCCTTGGAAGGTGTCGGCGCCGTGCTTGGACTTGAGAAGCAGAAGCTGACCGAGGGCAAGGAACTCATCAAATATTTCTGTCAGCCTTGTGCGCCGACAAAGGCAAACGGTCAGCGTACCCGCAACCTTCCCACTCACGCCCCGGACAAGTGGTTAGCCTTCAAAAAATACAATGTCCGCGATGTAGAAGCCGAAATGTCCATACAGGCTCGGCTTGCAAAATACCCCGTGCCGGACAGCGTGTGGGACGAATATCACATCGACCAGGAAATCAATGACCGTGGTGTCGCCCTGGACATGGAATTGGTACAGCAGGCTATTCAGATGGACGGCAGATCCCGCACCGAACTGACGCAGGCAATGAAGAATCTGACCGATTTGGAGAACCCCAACTCCGTGCAGCAGATGAAGGGGTGGTTATCCCTCAATGGCATGGAAACAGACACGCTCGGCAAAAAGGCTGTGGCTGAAATGCTGAAGACCGCACCGCCGGAGTTGCAGACCGTACTGACTCTCCGTCAGCAGCTTGCAAAGTCCTCGGTGAAGAAGTACCAGGCAATGGAGACTGCTGTTTGCGCCGATGGCCGTGCCAGAGGAATGTTTCAGTTTTACGGTGCCAACCGCACCGGCAGATGGGCAGGTCGCATCATTCAGATGCAAAATCTCCCGCAGAACCATCTTTCCGATCTCGCCGAAGCCCGTGGACTTGTCCGCTGCGGCGACTTTGAGGGTTTACAAATGCTCTATGAAGATGTGCCGGATACGTTATCCCAATTGATCCGCACGGTATTTGTTCCCCAGGATGACCGCAAGCTGATCGTTGCCGACTTCTTTGCCATTGAAGCCCGTGTGATTGCATGGCTTGCCGGAGAGGAGTGGCGGCAGAAGGTCTTTGCGGATGGAAAAGACATCTACTGTGCCTCTGCTTCTCAGATGTTCGGTGTCCCTGTGGAAAAGCACGGCATCAACGGGCATCTCCGGCAGAAAGGCAAAATTGCGGAACTGGCTCTCGGCTACGGTGGCTCTGTCGGTGCGCTGAAAGCGATGGGTGCTTTGGAGATGGGGCTGACTGAAGAAAAACTGCCACCCTTGGTGAATGCCTGGAGGCAAGCGAATCCAAACATTACAAAGTTGTGGTGGGATGTTGACCGAGCCGCTATGGAAGCTGTCCGTTTCAAGCACAGGGGCGAGACCCACGGTATCACCTTTGCCTGCAAAAGCGGAATGCTGTTTATCACGCTCCCGTCCGGCAGACAGCTTGCCTATGTGAAGCCCAAGATCGGTACCAATAAGTTCGGCGGCGACTGCATCACCTACGAGGGTGTCGGCGGCACAAAGAAGTGGGAGCGGCTTGACAGCTACGGCCCCAAGTTCGTGGAGAACATTGTCCAGGCAACCGCCCGTGACATTCTCTGCTATGCCATGCAGACCCTACACCATTGTTCCATCGTGATGCACATTCATGACGAAGTGGTTATCGAAGCCGACCGCCGAATGTCCTTGCAGGCAGTCTGTGACCAGATGGGCAGAACTCCTCCCTGGGCAAAGGGACTACAGCTTCGTGCCGATGGTTACGAGACAGATTTTTATAAGAAAGATTAACGAGGTAAATCCCATGAGTATAAACAAGTTCAACAGCGAGGGGTATTTTGACCCCACCGCTTATGAGGCAATGACTGCCGTGGAAAAGGAAGAGCGGGCGCTCCGTGCTTTCCGTCCCATCGTTTACATCTGATCTCCCTTTGCCGGAGATGTGCCCCGGAATGTCGAAAACGCTCGACAGTACAGCCGCTTCGCAGTGGACAAGGGCTATATCCCTGTCGCGCCGCACCTGCTGTTTCCGCAGTTTCTCAATGACAGCAACCCCAAGGAACGCCAGTTAGGGCTGTTCTTTGGAAATGCCCTCATGAGCAAGTGCAGCGAGGTGTGGGTCTTTGGAGACCGCATCTCCTCCGGCATGGAAGCTGAAATCCGCAGAGCCAAGTGGAAGAACTACCGCTTGCGCTACTTTACCGAAAATTGCGAGGAGGTATAAACCATGTTCACCCTTTACAGTGCAGATTTTATCAACGCACCCAGCAACTGCTCCTATCCGCACAAGACGGAGGTAACGGAAGCTGCGGCTCTCGCTGCCGCCGTCAGCCGCGACTATGTGTGCGCCGAGTATATGAACCATTACCGAGGCGGCGAAAATTTTCTCGGTTCGGACTGTCTGCCCGTGGACTGCGATAACGACCACTCCGAGAACCCTGCCGATTGGGTCACCCCGGCTGATGTTCAGGCGGCATTTCCCGGTATCACCTTTGCGGTACATTACAGCCGCTTTCATATGCGTGAGAAAAACGGCAAGCCCGCTCGTCCCAAGTTCCATGTGCTGTTTCCCATCGAGTATATGACCGATCCGGCGGCATACAGCGAAATGAAGAAGTTGGTCAACACCATCTTCCCGTACTTTGACACCAAGGCTTTGGATGCCGCCCGGTTCTTCTTCGGCACGGCAGATCCCCAGGTAGAAATCTTCCCCGGCGAGATGACCTTGAGCGAATATCTGTCGGCAGAGGACTTTGATGCGGATATGGGTAGCGGTACGCACGGTGGGAACCAGGTCATTCCCGAAGGAAGCCGTAATGCCACCATGTCCCGCTTTGCCGGTCGTGTCATCAAAAAGTACGGTGATAATGACACCGCTTTCCAGTGCTTTATGGAAGAGGCAGAAAAATGCACCCCTCCTCTGGAACAGCAGGAGTTGATGACCATTTGGCACAGCGCCCAGAAGTTCTATGCCAAGGTGCAACAGCAGGACGGTTATATCTCTCCCGAATTATATAACGATGATACGTCCTATAAACCGGACGATTTCTCCGATGTCGGACAGGCCGAGGTTCTGGCAAAGCACTTCTCTGGGGAACTGCGTTATTCTCCGGCAACCCACTACATCCGCTACAACGGTCGGTACTGGCAGGAAACCGAACCTGGCTCCCAGGCTGTTGCCCACGAACTGACCCGCCGTCAGTTGAAAGAAGCATCTGCCGATATGATGGCGGCACTTGCCACCCTCAAGGCTTGCGGTGCCCAGGACATCCTGGACAACAACAGCAAAGCCAAAGCCGAAGGCATGATGAACGAAGAGCAGGCTGAAGCCTATAAAGCGTTCATGGCGGCAAAGGCATATCAGTCCTATGTCATTCTGCGCCGTGCATCCAAGAATATCACCGCCACGCTGAAGGAGTCCCGTCCGATGCTTGAAATTACACCCCAGGACTTGGATGCCAACCCTTACTTGCTCTGCACCCCGGATGCCACCTATGACCTCCGCTTGGGTATGGCAGGTGCAAGGGAGCATTCGCCGGAAGACTTTATCACCAAAACCACCACGGTTTCTCCCAGCGACCGTGGCAAGCAGATCTGGCTTGACTGTCTGAACACCATTTTCTGTGGCGACCAGGAACTGATCGAATACGTGCAGATGATTTGCGGTCTTGCCGCCGTTGGCAAGGTGGAAGTCGAAGCCCTCATCATCGCATACGGCTGCGGTCGAAACGGCAAGTCCACGTTCTGGAACTCCGTGTCCCGTGTCCTTGGTCTGTACAGCGGCAATATCTCTGCTGACACGTTGACCTTCGGATGCCGCCGTAATGTGAAGCCGGAAATGGCAGAGGACAAGGGCAAGCGTCTGCTCATTGCCGCTGAGATGCAGGAAGGCGCTCGGCTGAACGACTCCACCGTCAAGCAGCTATGCTCCGTGGATGACATCTTTGCGGAGAAAAAGTATAAAGACCCCTTCAGCTTCTCTCCGAGCCACAGCCTGGTGCTGTACACCAACCATCTGCCGAAGGTTAGCACCTCCGATGACGGCACCTGGCGCCGACTGATTGTTATCCCGTTCAACGCCAAGATCGAGGGCAAGAGCGATATCAAGAACTACGGCGATTACCTGTATCAGAACGCTGGCGAGAGCATTCTTGCCTGGGTCATCGAAGGCGCCAAGAAGGTCATTGACCTGGGCTACAAATTCCCGGTTCCGGCTATCGTGCAGAAAGCCATCGATGACTACCGCAGCCAGAACGACTGGTTCGGCAATTTCCTCGATGAGCGGTGCGAGGTGGGCAACGGATACCGCGAGAGTTCCAATGCTCTGTACCAGGCATACCGCAACCACTGCATGGACACCAACGAATATGTCCGCAGCACCGCCGACTTCTACACAGCCCTTGAGGGAGCGGGCTTTGACCGTATCAAGGTCAAAAACAAGCGTTTTATCAAGGGTGTGCGGCTGAAAGCGGAAGACGCTGACGGCGAGGATTTCCTGGGCTAAAAGACCTCTGGGTTAACCTCTATTAAGGTCATTTACAAAAAAGTCTCTTAGGGGAAATTTTCATAAAAAACCATAAGAAAAAGTCTTATAAATGACATTCAACGAGGTTAACCCAGACCTTAAATCCGAACAGGAGAAAGCATTATGAGAGAAAAAACAATCGAGCGTAAATTAACGCTGATGGTAAAAAAGCAGGGCGGCATCTGTCCGAAGTTCGTTTCTCCAGGATTTGATGGGATGCCCGACCGAATAGTTCTTCTGCCTGGGGGCCATATGGCTTTTGTGGAAGTAAAGGCTCCCGGTAAAAAGCCACGGGCATTGCAAACCTCCTGCCACACGCTTTTGCGTAGGTTGGGCTTCCGGGTCTACGTCCTGGACAACGAAGAACAGATTGGAGGTATCCTTGATGAGATACGCACCGCATGACTACCAGGCTTATGCCATCGACTATATTGAGACCCATCCCATTGCCACCGTGTTTTTGGATATGGGTCTTGGCAAAACGAGCATCACGCTGACCGCCATCAACAATCTGATGTATGACCGCTTCGAGGTCAGCAAGGTTCTCGTAATCGCGCCCCTCCGTGTGGCACGGGACACATGGACGGCTGAAGTGGATAAGTGGGATCACCTTCAGCACCTCATCTGCTCCGTGGCTGTCGGCACCGAGACTGAACGCAAAGCAGCCCTCCTGCGGAAAGCGGATATTTACATCATCAACAGAGAGAACGTCCACTGGCTCATTGAGGAAAGCGGAATCCCGTTTGACTTTGACATGGTTGTCATTGATGAACTTTCCTCATTCAAGAACCACGGCACAAAACGATTCAAAGCCTTAATGAAAGTCAGACCCAAGGTCAGTCGCATCGTTGGGCTGACAGGCACACCTGCTTCCAACGGACTGATGGATCTGTGGGCGGAGTTCCGCATCTTGGACATGGGTCAGCGCCTTGGCAGATTCATCACCAAATACCGCACCGACTACTTCATGCCGGACAAGCGGAACGGTCAGATTATCTACTCCTACAAACCGTTGCCGTATGCAGAAGACACCATCTACAGAAAAATCGGTGATATCACCATCTCTATGAAGGCAGCCGACCGCCTGCAGATGCCGGAACTGATCAGCAGCGAATATGAGGTATCCCTCTCCGATGAGGAGCGTGAGCATTACGATGAACTGAAGCGTGACCTGGTTCTTACCCTGGGTGACGGTGAAATCACAGCCGCCAACGCAGCATCCCTCTCAGGCAAGCTGTCCCAAATGGCAAACGGTGCGATTTATGACGATGACGGCAACACCCTCCACATCCACGACCGCAAACTGGATGCCCTGGAAGATATCATCGAAGCCGCCAATGGTAAGCCGGTCCTTGTGGCTTATTGGTTCAAGCACGACCTCATCCGCATATCCGAGCGGCTGAAAAAACTGCATATTCCGTTCTCCCGCCTGGATGACTCAAGCAGCATCCGCAGATGGAAAAACGGAGAAATCCCTGTGGCACTTATCCACCCCGCATCGGCAGGTCACGGTCTCAATCTCCAATCCGGCGGTTCAACCCTCGTGTGGTTTGGGCTGACATGGAGTTTGGAACTGTATCAGCAGACTGTATCCCGTCTGTGGCGGCAGGGTCAGACATCCAAGACCGTGGTGGTGCAGCACATCATCACAAAGGGCACCATTGACCACCGCATTATGAAAGCCCTCTCCCAAAAGGAGCATACACAGACGGCATTGATTGATGCCGTAAAAGCGGACTTGCAAATCTGAGACAAACTATGAAAATCCGTGCCAATCCGAGGATTTCAAAATATCGGAGGTACGAATATGACCCCTTATCAGGCATTTGCCAACGCCATTGTAGAACTGGCCGTAAAAGACTACAAAAAATCCCTCAAGCAACATTACCGTTTTCCCTCCAATAAGGAATATGCAGATGAGGTTGCCAGATTGGAGCGGTTCTTCCGATCCGGCTGGTACGGAACGCTGACTGACCTTGACAGTGAGTACCTTATGGCGGGTGTTCGCCATATGGTGCGACAGGAGGTGGCGGCATGACAGCAAAGGAGTATTTGCAACAGGCGCGTTTCCTGGATCAGCGGATTGACTCCCAAATCGCCCAGGTCGCATCCCTTAATGACCTCGCCACCAAATGCTCTGCCACTCTAACAGGTATGCCCAGAAACCCCAACAGCGGTGGCTCCACTATGGCAGATGCCGTCTGCAAAATCGTGGATCTTCAAGCTGAAATCAACCGGGACATTGACCGTCTGGTGGATTTGAAGCGTGAGATTATGGGGGTTATCAAGGCAGTCCCCAATACCGAGTATCAGACCATTTTGGAAAAGCGGTATCTCTGCTTTACCGCCTGGGAGCAAATCGCCGTGGATTTGTGCTACAGCATTCAGCACACCTACCGTATGCACGATGCCGCACTCAAAGAAGTGGAGCATATCCTTAATCATGAGAGTTAATACCATAGAATGAGAGTCGGCTTATGTGCTATCATTATAATGGCGAAAGAGAATACAGAACGGCCTCGCAGGAGCAATCCTGTGGGGCTTTTCTTATACCCTAAAGGAGGTGAAACGATGCCGAAGAAACCGAAACGACCATGTTCTTACCCCGGATGCCCAAGGCTCACGGACGATAGGTTCTGTGAGGAACACACCAAAGCGGAAGCCCAACGCTATGAGAAGTACGACAGAGACCCTGCTGTACGCCGTAGGTATGGACGGGCTTGGAAGCGTATCCGTGACAGCTATGTACAGCAGCACCCGTTGTGTGAGCGTTGCCAAGAGCAAGGCAAGCTGGTACCCACAGAGGAAGTCCATCATAAAGTTCCTTTGTCCGAGGGCGGCACTCACGCAAGAAATAATCTGATTGCCCTTTGCAAGTCCTGTCACGCACAAATCCATGCAGAGCGTGGTGATCGTTGGCACAATCACTGACCCGGTAGGGGCGATCAAATCTCCGGGACCTTTATCCCGTGCAACGGGCGTGGGGTCACGTGTTGAAAATCGCATAAGTTTTCGGGGGAATAGCCCCCGGCATGAAGGAGGTGTGTAAAAATGGGTCAAAGAGGACCTAAACCCGGCACTGGGGGCAGACCGAAAAAGCCGATTGCAGATAAGATTGCGGATGGAAATCCGGGCAAGAGACCGCTGACTGTAATTGATTTCAAAGACAGCGCGGCTGACCTGGAAGGACAGGCAATGCCCGCTCCCAAGGAGTTCCTTTCCGCAAAGCAAAAAGACGGTTCCACACTCTGTGCCGCCGAGATTTATGAAAATGTATGGAAGTGGTTATCCGACCGAGGATGTGCTTCCATCGTTTCACCCGACCTCATTGAGCGTTTCGCTATGGCAAGCGCCCGTTGGATTCAGTGCGAGTCCATCACCAGTGAGTTGGGTTTTCTGGCAAAGCATCCCACCACGGGTGCAGCCATTCAGTCACCCTATGTGGCTATCGCAAACACCTACATGACGCAGGCAAACCGTCTGTGGTCAGAGATTTTCCAAATCGTCCGAGAGAACTGCACCGGCGAATATGGCGGCGCAAGTCCCCAGGACGATGTAATGGAACGACTACTTCGAGCAAGGAAAGGATAATGCATTATGTTTGAGAAAGTAAATCCGAGCCACCCGGATAAGGTGGCAGACCGCATTGCCGGTGCCGTGGCGGACATTGCCTACGATACACAGATTGACCCTAAGGTTGCTGTGGAGGTTCTTGTCGGTCACGGCATTTGTCATATCATCGCAGAAACCTCCGCTGCCATTAACCGTGATAAGGTTTGTGCAGCCGTGAAGCGTATCGCCGGAGATCTGAAGGTTGACCTGGTTGTCGTTCCCCAGGACGCACACCTTGCTCGTAACCAGGCAGATGCTGTCCGCTGCGGTGACAACGGCATCTTCAAAGGCGTACCCGTGACCGAGGAGCAGAAAAAACTGTGCAAGGTTGCAAAAGACATCTATGCCGCTTGCGCCCATGATGGTAAATACATTCTGGACGGTGACCGCTTGATTATCTGCCAGAGCAATGCCAAGGCGGAGCATCTCCGTGAAACCTATCCCCATGCCGAAATCAATCCCCTCGGTGACTGGACGGGTGGCACGAATGTGGACACGGGCGCAATCAACCGCAAGCTGGGCAGTGATATGGCTGACAGCGTAACCGGCGGTGGTCTCCACGGCAAAGACCTCTCCAAGGCTGATGTCAGCGTGAATATTTACGCCTGGCTCAAGGCTCAGAAAACTGGGAAACCTGTGGAACTTTGCTGTGCTATCGGTGATGAGACTGTTGATGGTGTTCCTTATTCTGAAATCGTGGAGACGGCAAGAGCCTACATCAAATCCGTTGGTGGCTTTGAGAAGTTCGCGGAATGGGGGCTGGTGTAATGCTGATTGAAAAGAAAAACACCGCAGACCTTCTGCCTGCTGACTATAATCCCCGTAAGGATTTGAAGCCCGGTGATGTGGAATACGAAAAGCTGAAACGCTCCATTGAGCAGTTCGGTTATGTGGAGCCGGTCATCTGGAACAAGACCACGGGCAGAGTTGTCGGCGGTCACCAGCGCCTCAAAGTTCTAATTGACATGGGCATGACCGAGGTGGACTGCGTTGTGGTGGAACTTTCCGAGGAAAAGGAAAAGGCGCTGAATGTGGCTCTCAACAAAATCTCCGGCGATTGGGACAAGGACAAGCTGGCTCTGCTCATCGCAGATTTGCAGGGGGCAGATTTTGATGTGTCCCTTACTGGTTTTGAGCCTGCGGAGATAGAGGATCTTTTCAAGGATACCTTCAAGGATGGCGTCAAGGATGATGATTTCGATGTAGGCGCAGAACTGGAAAATCCCACCTTCTCCAAGGCGGGTGATATCTGGACGCTCGGTCGCCATCGGCTCATCTGCGGTGACAGCACCAAGGCTGAAACCTTCGATATGCTGATGGGCAGCACCAAAGCGAACCTGGTCATCACCGACCCTCCGTACAACGTTAACTACGAAGGCTCGGCTGGCAAAATCAAAAATGACAACATGGCTGATGAAGCCTTTTATAATTTCCTCTTGGATGCATACACACAGATGCACTCTGCTATGGCAGATGACGCATCTATCTATGTGTTCCATGCCGACACCGAGGGTTTGAACTTCCGCAGGGCTTTTGCCGATGCGGGTTTTTATTTGTCCGGCTGTTGCATTTGGAAGAAGCAGTCCCTTGTCCTGGGACGCTCTCCTTACCAGTGGCAGCACGAGCCTTGTCTGTATGGTTGGAAGAAAAACGGCAAGCATCAGTGGTACACCGGCAGGAAGGAAACCACCATCTGGGAATTCGACAAGCCCAAGAAGAATGGTGACCATCCAACCATGAAGCCGATCCCGCTGTTGGCTTACCCCATTATGAATTCCACCATGAGCAATGCGGTGGTGCTTGACCCATTCGGTGGCTCCGGCAGCACCCTCATTGCCTGTGAGCAGACCGACCGCATCTGCTACACCGTGGAACTGGATGAAAAGTTTTGTGATGTAATCGTGAAACGGTACATTGAGCAGGTCGGCTCTGCGGACGAAGTTTCGGTCATTCGTGACGGACTTTCATACAAGTACAGCGAGGTCGCCAATGAAGATAGCGGTAATTGACGCTGACCTAATTGGGCGCAAACGACACCGCTTTCCGAACCTGGCCTGCATGAAAATATCGGCGCACTACAAAGCACTCGGTGATAGCGTGGAATTGAAAACGGATTATAACGGGCTGACCGATTATAATGCCGTGTATCTTTCCAAGGTATTCACCGACACCCCTGTGCCGGATGAGGTCTTACAACTGCATAATGTCAGCTATGGAGGCACGGGCTTTTATTACGATAAGGCACCGTGCCTTTCTGCTGCCATCGAACACCAGATGCCGGACTACCATCTGTACGATGCCTGGGTAGCGGGAAAACTCCTGGGCGGTGGCAATCCCCGCGAGTACACCTACTATACGGACTACTCCATTGGCTTTCTGACCCGCGGGTGCTTTCGGAAATGTGCGTTCTGCGTCAACAAAAACTATGACCGGGTTTTCATCCATAGTCCGCTGACCGAGTTTTACGATCCGGCAAGACCGAAAATCTGTCTGCTCGATGATAACTTCTTCGGCTGTCCCCACTGGCGTGAACTCCTGGCTGACCTTCAGCAGATCAACCGTCAATTCCAATTCAAGCAGGGGTTGGATGAGCGGTTGCTGACCGATGAAAAGTGTGCAGCCCTCTTCGGCAGCAAATACGATGGCGATTACATTTTCGCTTTCGACAATGTTGCCGATGCAGAACTGATCGAAAAGAAAATCCGCCTTACTCGGAAATACACCGATGCCGTTATGAAGTTCTATTGCTTCTGCGGTTTCGACAGAACCGACAGTTGGGATGCTGATTTCTGGCGACAGGACATTTTCGATTTGCTATACCGCATCGAGATTTTGATGCGAAGCCGATGCCTGCCGTATGTGATGCGGTTTGCCAAGTATACGGAAAGCCCATACCGAGGTGTGTATGTAAGCATTGCCCGTTGGTGCAATCAGCCTGGGTTCTTCAAAAAGAAGAGCCTTCGGGAATTTGCCATTGCCAACGGAGAGAATAGTGCTTGCTACCGCTACCTCACCGACTTTGAGAAGCAGTTCCCGAAAGTCGGAAAATACTTCAATATGAGGTTTGAGAAATGAATAAACAGCTTACCCTGTGTGGTTTTCGTGCTTTCCGGCATTGTCTGGTGTACACAAAACGAGGGCTGATATGTGCGGATATAATCTACACCCCAAATATGCAGATATGACTGGCTATATCTGCACACTGACGGTAATATGTGACTACCAAAAATAAAGGAGGTCACTACCATGACAATCACAATCAACGCAACGGGCGCAGAACGCAAGCGCCTGGTTCAGACCATCGCCAAGTGGACGGGCTACGAAGCCAAGTACCTCGGAGTTCCTTCCTGCGCCTACCAGGTGGGTTACTTCACCATCGAGAAGAACGGAAGCCTCACATTTGATGACAGCGCCGACAGCGAGGTCATTGAACGGCTGCTTCAGCACATCTACGACGAGGGCTTTGACATTGATCAGAGCCACACCGAGGAAGAAGAACTCCCCGACGATTTCCAGGGTATCTGCATTTCCATGCCCCGCAACCTTTTCACGGATGCCAATCTGGAAAACCTCAAGGGCATCATCGCAGCCAAGGGCAACCTCATTAAGAAAGCCCTGGGTACGGACAACCTACCCTTGGAAATCACCGACACGAAGATTTCCTTCCCTTGGTTTCCCGGCATTCCCACCCCGGACGAGATGAAAGCCTTTGACACCTTCATTTGCAAGCTGTGCGAAATGGCACGGAATCAGAAGCGTGTGGTGGCGAAGGAAAAGGAAACGGACAATGACAAGTACGCATTCCGTTGCTTCCTTCTGCGCCTGGGCTTCATCGGTGCGGAGTTCAAATCTGAACGCAAGATTCTCCTCCGCAACTTGACGGGTTCTTCCGCTTTCAAAAGCGGTCAGCCCGCCGGAAAGAAGGTCGAGTAATATGTTCGGAATCAGAAAAGAAACCCTCCAGCGCCTCAAGGAAACTTATCCCCAAGGCACTCGTGTGGAACTCGTCCACATGGATGACCCTTACAACACCAAGCTGTATCCCGGCTGCCGTGGCACGGTTCGCATCGTTGACGATGCCGGCACCATCCACGTGGATTGGGACTGCGGTTCTTGCCTGGGCATTGCCTACGGCGAGGACTCCTGCAGAAAGGTGGTCGAGAATGATGAGTGAAAAGGTGCGTGAGCAGATCCTCACCATCCGGGACACCGGGCTGACAAATATGTTCGATGTGATCATGGTGCAGCGCCTTGCCTTCGACCGAGGCTTTTATGAATTGGTGATTTACCTGGAAGACCACCGCTCCGAATATGTACACTTTATCCTTACGGGCGAAGCGTAATCTACACAATTACGCTCCCAAAAGTGTGCAAATGATTGTGTAGTATATGCCGCAGAAATGACTGGATATATAGCGGTACTGACGGTAATATACACTCACAACAAAACAAACGGAGGTACACACCATGAAGAAAATCGACCTTTTTGAAAGAGCCATCGCAGAGCAGGCAGCCAGCCTCAAGGACTACGGAATCAACGGCACCGCATTCTGGGCTTACCGCAAGAGCATCGACGCAGGCAACGACCTGATTGACTTCTCCGAGGTCATTTGGGACACCGACATTGAGACCATTGTCGACACCTTCAAGCAAGCCGGAGTTACCGAGTTCACCATCAGCAGCACCTTCTCCAGTCTCATTCCCACACTGGTAGCCTTCGAGAAGCACGGCTTCCAGATGGCAGGGCTTACCGAGGTCAACGCAAACTACACCGACTGGCAGACAGGCGAACGCGCCCGCATTCCCGCCATTCGCATGAAGCACATTTAAGGGGGTACGCACCATGTGGAAAGAAGGTAGCCTCAAGGTTTACAGCAGCGTTTTCCATTACTGGATGAAGGTTTTTGATGAGCCTTCCCAATTCGGTGTCGATGGAGGCAAGGTCAGCAAGCTGATGCTCAAACGATACGGCAAGGTTGTCTGCAACTATGACAGAGGTTGGGACATCGAACCCGCCGACCCCGACACCCAACTTGCGTTGGAGATACTGCTCCACGGCAATAACTACTAAAACACAATAGCCCTGGGATAGAGCCGAGAGGCTCTGTTCCTCGTATACGGCAAGTCGCACCGATTATGGTGGCGGCTATTTTTTATATCCTTTTTGAGGAGGTGACGCATATCAGAAAACTGAAAAAGTACAAACCGACCCGTTTTATGAGTGACGGGTCTTATTACGATAAAGCCTCCGCTGACTATGCGGTCGCCTTTATTGAAAGCCTGTGCCATACCAAAGGCACCTGGGCAAGAAAGCCCTTTGAACTCATCGATTGGCAGGAGCAAATCATCCGTGATGTGTTCGGGACGCTCAAACCGAACGGCTATCGACAGTTCAATACCGCCTACATTGAAATCCCCAAGAAGCAAGGCAAGTCAGAGTTGGCTGCTGCCGTGGCTCTGCTTCTGACCTGCGGTGATGGTGAAGAACGCGCCGAGGTATACGGCTGTGCCGCCGACCGACAGCAGGCATCTATCGTTTTCAATGTGGCTGCAGATATGGTTCGTATGTGTCCGGCACTCTCAAAGCGAGTGAAAATCCTGGACTCACAGAAGCGAATCATCTATCAACCCACGGGTAGTATCTACCAAGTGCTGTCTGCCGATGTCGGTAACAAGCACGGTTTCAACACCCACGGCGTTGTTTTTGATGAGTTGCACACGCAGCCGAACCGAAAACTGTTTGATGTTATGACCAAGGGTTCCGGCGATGCCCGTATGCAACCCCTATACTTTCTGATTACCACGGCTGGCAATGACACCAAATCCATCTGCTATGAGATTCACCAAAAGGCCAAGGACATCATTGAGAGAAGAAAAATCGACCATACTTTTTATCCCGTTATCTACGGAGCGGATGAATCGGACGATTGGACGGACCCCGCCACCTGGAAGAAGGCAAATCCATCCCTTGGTATAACGGTTGGCATCGACAAGGTGCGTGATGCCTGCGAGTCGGCAAAGCAAAATCCCGGCGAGGAGAACTCTTTCCGTCAGCTTCGTTTGAACCAATGGGTCAAGCAGGCTGTCCGTTGGATGCCGATGGAACGGTGGGATTGTTGTGCCTTTGCCGTACATGAGGATGATTTGGAAGGTCGTGTCTGCTACGGCGGTCTGGACTTGTCTTCCACTACGGATATCACGGCTTTGGTGTTGGTGTTCCCACCCACCGATGAGGACGATAAATACATCGTTCTTCCTTACTTCTGGATTCCGGAAGATAATCTGGATCTGCGAGTCCGGCGCGATCACGTTCCGTATGATGTATGGGAACGGCAGGGTTTCCTGCAAACCACCGAGGGCAACGTTGTCCACTACGGCTATATTGAGAAGTTCATAGAACGACTCGGTGAAAAATATAATATCCGTGAAATTGCCTTTGACCGTTGGGGTGCTGTCCAGATGGTACAGAACCTTGAGAGCATGGGCTTTACGGTGGTGCCGTTCGGACAGGGCTTCAAGGATATGTCCCCACCCACCAAAGAACTGATGAAACTGGTGCTGGAAGAAAAAATTGCACACGGCGGGCATCCTGTCCTCCGTTGGATGATGGATAACATCTTCATCCGTACCGACCCTGCCGGCAACATCAAGCCGGACAAGGAAAAATCCACAGAGAAGATTGACGGTGCCGTCGCCACAATTATGGCTCTTGACCGTGCAATCCGCTGTGGCAACGATACCTCTGCTTCGGTCTACGATGACCGGGGCATTTTGTTTATATGAAGGGAGTGATGTGATATGGGCATCTTTTCTGGTTTATTCAAGTCCAGAGACAAGCCTCAAAACCGTACAGCCGGAAGTGCGTACACCTTTTATATGGGCGGCTCGACTTCCTGCAAGAATGTGACAGAACGATCTGCCATGCAGATGACGGCGGTTTATTCCTGTGTGCGTATCCTTGCAGAAGCGGTGGCAGGTCTTCCGCTGCACCTCTACAAATACAACACTGAAGGCGGCAAAGAAAAGGCTCTCGACCATCCGCTTTACAGGCTGCTCCATGATGAGCCAAACCCGGAGATGAGTTCTTTTGTGTTTCGTGAAACGCTCATGACTCACTTACTCCTGTGGGGTAATGCTTATGCCCAGGTCATTCGTAACGGCAAAAACGAGGTCGTTGCACTCTATCCGCTGATGCCTAACAAAATGAGCGTGGACAGAGATGAAAACGGACAACTCTATTACACCTACTATCGTGGTCCCGATGAAGCTATCAAAAATAATGAGTTTGCGGTAATGCTACCTCCTTCCGATGTGCTTCACATCCCTGGTCTGGGCTTTGATGGACTTGTCGGTTACAGCCCTATTGCGATGGCAAAGAACGCTATCGGCATGGCAATTGCCTGCGAGGAGTACGGAGCGAAGTTTTTCGCCAACGGTGCGACACCGGGCGGTGTGTTGGAACATCCCAGCACCATCAAAGACCCACAGCGCGTGAGGGAAAGCTGGCAGGCTGCCTTTGGCGGCAGTTCCAATTCCAATAAGGTGGCTGTTCTGGAAGAGGGTATGAAATACACGCCTATTTCTATCTCACCGGAACAGGCGCAGTTTCTTGAGACAAGGAAGTTTCAAATCAATGAAATTGCTCAAATTTTCCGTGTACCGCCCCACATGGTCGGTGATCTGGAAAAGTCGAGCTTTTCTAATATTGAGCAGCAATCCCTTGAGTTTGTGAAGTACACCCTCGATCCCTGGGTCATCCGCTGGGAGCAGTCCATTCAGCGGGCACTTCTGTCCCATGATGAAAAGAGACAGTATTTTGCAAAATTTAATGTGGAAGGCCTGCTCCGTGGAGATTACCAAAGCCGTATGAACGGTTATGCCATCGGATGGCAGAACGGGTGGATGTCCGCAAACGACATCCGTGAACTGGAAAACCTCGACCGTATTCCTGCGGAGGATGGTGGCGACCTATACCTCATCAATGGCAATATGATCCCGCTGAAAGATGCGGGGGCTTTTGCATATACACCAACTGATAACGGAAAGGAGGAAAATTCCAATGAAGAAGTTCTGGAAGTGGAAGAACCAGGCACAGACGGAGACAACTCCGGCAGAGAGAACGCTGTTCCTGAACGGCACCATCGCAGAGGAAAGTTGGTTTGACGATGATGTCACTCCACAGCTTTTCAAAGATGAGTTGATGGCAGGCACCGGCGACATCACCGTGTGGATTAACAGTCCCGGCGGTGACTGCATTGCCGCCAGTCAAATTTACGCCATGCTCATGGATTATAAGGGTGATGTTACCGTCAAAATCGATGGTATTGCGGCTTCTGCCGCCTCCGTCATTGCGATGGCAGGTACCAAGGTATTCATGGCACCCACAGCACTGATGATGATTCACAATCCGGCAACGATGGCATTCGGTGACCATGTCGATATGGCAAAGGCCATCGATATGCTCACCGAGGTCAATCAATGCCTATGAAATCAGAACAAATCTGACTCATGCCAAGCTGTCTCACATGATGGATGAAACCACATGGATGAACGCAAAGAAAGCTATCGAACTCGGTTTTGCGGATGAAATCCTCACGGATGCGAAACGCACTGCCGACACCGAAGCTTATGCGTTTTCCGACTCAGCCATCGAGAAAGCACTCATTAACAAGATTTCGGCTAAGGCACAGCCCAAGCAGAAATCCAAGCCCCAGGGTCGCAACGTTGACGAACTCAAGGCTCGACTCCACACCATCAAAAATTATCTGTAATACAGGAGGATATGTATATGAATATCGTTGAAATGCGCGAAAAGCGCACCAAGCTGTGGGCTACTATGGAAGGTTTCCTTGAGACCCACCGCAATGACATGGGTGTTCTGTCCGCAGAGGACGATGCCGTCTATGCCAATATGGAGAAGGAATTCGAATCTCTCTCTAATGAAATCCGCCGACAGGAACGCCGTGATGCACATGAGGCAGAACTCAGCAAACCTGTCAACAAGCCCATCACCGAAAAGCCTGCCCAAGCACCCAAGGCAGATGGTGTTGGTCGTGCGTCCAATGCCTACAAGGAGGACTTTGGTCTGCATCTGCGTGGCAGAACGCTGGTGCATAATGTCCTTTCCACCACTCCCGATGAGGATGGCGGCTTCCTTGTTCCTTTGGAGTTCGAGCGTGAAATCGTGAGGGTACTGGACGAAGAGAACGTCATTCGTCGTCTGGCAAAGGTCATCACCACTCACCATGAGCGTAAGATTCCCGTTGCCCTCGGCCATTCCGTGGCACAGTGGACTACCGAGAACTCTGCCTATACCGAAAGCAATCCTACCTTCGGTCAGAAGCAGATTGATGCGTACAAGCTGACTGACCTGTGCCGTGTCAGCGTGGAGTTGCTCAAGGACAGTACCTTCGACATCGAAGCTTATCTGCGCCAGGAGTTTGCCCGTGCCTTTGGCATTGCCGAGGAAGAGGCATTCTGCGTGGGTAACGGCACTACTCAGCCTACCGGCATCTTTACTGCCAACGGCGGCACCGTGGGTGTTACCGCGGCATCCGCTACGGCCATTACCGCGGATGAGATTATCAGCCTGGTTCACGCTCTGAAGGCTCCTTATCGCAAGAACGCAAAGTTCCTCATGAACGATGCGACTGTGGCTCTGCTGCGCAAGCTGAAGGATCAGAACGGTCAGTACCTCTGGCAGCCTTCTATCCAGGCAGGCACTCCCAACCGTCTGCTCGGCTATGAAATCTACACCTCTCCGTATGTTCCTGTTGCTGAAGCTGGCACTCTGACTGTCGCTTTCGGAGACTTCAAGAACTACTGGATTGGTGACCGTGCAGGTCGCACCGTGCAGCGTCTGAACGAACTCTATGCTACCAATGGTCAGATTGGCTATGTGGCTACCGAGCGTGTGGACGGTAAGGTCATCCTTCCCGAAGCCATTCAGCTTCTCCAGATGAAGTCTGCCTAAGTTAGGAGGTGGCAGTGATGAGCGAACTTCTGACCAAAGTCAAAGAGAATCTGATCCTGGAACACTCGGTAGATGATGGGCTGATTGAACGCTTCATCACTGCCGCCGTTTCCTATGCTGAAAGCTATCAGCACATCCCTGCGGGGTACTACTCCGAGAATGCGATGCCAGCCACTACCGAACAAGCGGTGATTATGTTGGCATCGCATTTTTATGAGTCCCGTGACAGCTCCACAGGCGGTTTCTTTGCCGACAATGTGCAAGCCGGACAGCAGGTCTGGAACACAGTCAATCTGCTTTTACGGCTCGACCGGGAATGGAAGGTGTGACATGAGTTTCGGAAAGATGAACACCTTCATCGACATCGTTGTTCTGAAAAAGAGCAAAGACGAGGAAGGTTTCGCAACCACAGTCTATGATGCAGTCGCATCGGTACGGGCTTATCGGGAAGGACGGCATGGCTCCCAGAGATGGGCAAACCTTGCAGCTTTTTCTGCGGCTACCGATCTGTTTCGCTTTCGCACCATTCCAGGACTGACCATTACCACCGACCATGTCATTATGACCGGCGGTGAGACTTTCGATATTACCTCCGTGGAAGATGTCAAAGGCCGTGGAATGTATGTGGAGGTTCTCGCAAAAAAGGTGGTGGCTACTGTTGGCAAAGGTTGATATTAAGATGCCGGATGAGTTTCTGAAGCGGATGTCTCGTCTGGGCAGTCATTTTGACACGGTTGCCGAGCGTGTCCTCGAAGCCGGTGGCGAGGTTGTTCTTGCCAAGGTGCAAAGCAACCTTTCTGCCGTTGTGGGCACCGGCACAAAATATGAATCACGCTCCACAGGCGAATTGGAATCGGCACTCGGGCTTGCCTCTGCCAAGCTGGACAAAAACGGCAATCACAATGTGAAGGTCGGTTTTTCCGAACCACGCATTGACGGGACGAGCAATGCAAAGCTGGCAAATATTCTGGAATACGGAAAACACGGTCAGCCTGCCAAGCCCTTTCTGAAGCCAGCCAAAAGCGCATCTAAAAAGGAATGCCAAGCAGCGATGCAGCAAAAATTCGAAGAGGAGGTCAAAAAGCTATGAGCATACTCTCCGATATCCAGACCGTGCTTTCCGGCTTGGGTATTCCCGTGGAAACAGGAGTCTTCACAGACAAAGCCCCCGCGAAATATGTCGTGGTGGTCCCTCTGACGGACACTTTCGCCCTCCATGCAGATAACGTTCCCAGCTGGGATGTGCAGGAGGCTCGTATTTCCTTATATGCCCAAGGGAACTATACGAAGGAGAAAAATGTCATTGTGAAGGCACTCCTGGCTGCGGAAATGACCATAACCGACCGCAGATACATCGGTTATGAAACCGAAACAGGCTACCACCACTACGCTGTGGATGTAGCCCAATGCTACGAAATGGAGGAATAATCAATGGCTACGATTGGTCTTGATAAACTTTACTACGCTAAGATTACCGAGGACGAAAACGGCGATGAAACCTATGCCGCCCCGGTGCAGTTGGCAAAAGCAATGACCGCCGACCTCTCCGTGGAACTTGCAGAGGCCACCCTCTATGCCGATGACGGTGCCGCTGAAATCGTCAAGGAGTTCAAGTCAGGAACCCTTTCTCTGGGGGTAGATGACATCGGTGGCGGTGCTGCATCCGATCTTACAGGTGCGACCATCGATTCCAATGGTGTCGTTATCTCTACCGGCGAGGACAGCGGAGATCCGGTGGCTGTAGGCTTTCGCGCAAAGAAGTCCAACGGCAAATACAAGTATTTCTGGCTGTACCGTGTGAAATTTGGCATCCCCGCCACGGCACTTGCCACCAAGGGTGACAGCATCACATTCAGTACTCCTACCGTAGAGGATACGATCCTGCGCCGTAATAAGGTTGACGGCAACGGCAAGCACCCCTGGAGAGCGGAGGTTACCGAGGGTGATGCCACTGTAACCGCCAACACTATCACCAACTGGTATACGGAAGTGTATGAGCCTTCCTATTCCACCGCAGTTTAATAAGGAGGACAACTGATATGTATGAAGATCGTGCTTCTGTAATTAACGTAGGTGGCGAGGAGTACACCTTACTGCTTTCCACCAAAGCCACTAAGGAAATTGCCGGTCGCTACGGTGGTCTGGAAAACCTGGGTGATAGCCTTATGAAATCCGAGAACTTTGAGATGGCCATCGGAGAAATCGTATGGCTTATCACCCTTCTGGCAAACCAGTCCATCCTGGTTCACAACCTCAAGAATAAGGACGATAAGCGTGAACTGCTCACCGAGGAGATGGTGGAATTGCTCACTGTCCCTGCAGACCTGGCAACCTACAAATCTGCCATTATGGACGCTCTGCTCAAGGGCACCAAACGCTACATCGAAAGCGAGGCAGACACAAAAAACGCAGTGGTCGAGTAAGTGACGAGGAGTTATTTACTCGACTTCTTTATTACGGCATCGGTCAGCTTCATCTCTCCTGGGATGAAGTGTGGCTGATGCCGTTTGGCTTACTCCTCGATCTCTGGGAGTGCCATAAACAGTACAACGGCATTGCAAAACCGAAACGGGAGCATTTCATTGATGACATCATCCCAGACGGATTCTAAAGGAAAGGCGGTGGTGATATGGCAGATGATTTTGGCTTAAAAATCGGTCTTGAGGGCGAAAAGCAATTCAAGAAGGCGCTGTCCGAAATCAACCAGTCTTTTAAAGTCCTCGGTTCGGAAATGAAACTGACGGAGTCCCAATTTTCCAAGAATGATCGTTCTGTAGAAGCCCTTGCAGCACGAAACCAGGTGCTGAACAAAGAAATTGAAGCCCAAAAGCAGAAAATCGAAACCCTGCGACAGGCTCTTGCCAATGCCGCCGAGTCCTTTGGCGAAAATGACCGTCGCACTCAGGCGTGGCAAATTCAATTAAATAACGCCCAAGCCGCCCTGAACGGCATGGAGCGTGAAGTGGCTGACAACGAATCCGCTATGGATGAGTTGGGCAAAGAAATGGATGACACCGGAAATTCTGCAGATGAGATGGCCGATGACATTGATGATGCCGGAGATGCCGCCGAGGATTCCGAGGGTAAGTTCAGCAAATTCGGATCAGTGCTAAAAGGTGTGGGTGTGACAATGGCTGCGGTGGTTACGGCTGCCGCTGCTGCCGCCGTTTCTCTGGGAAAAGCCGTGGTAGAAGCCTACGGAGAATATGAGCAGTTGGTCGGTGGTATCGACACCTTGTTTGGTGATTCCTCTGCGAAAATGCAGGAGTATGCCTCCAACGCTTACAAGACCGCAGGAATGTCGGCAAACGATTATATGTCGACCGTTACTTCTTTCTCCGCCTCGCTGATCCAGTCCCTTGGTGGTGACACCGAGGCGGCTGTAAAGTATGCGGATATGGCAATTACGGACATGGCCGATAACGCCAATAAGATGGGTACGGATATCGGACTCATTCAAAATGCGTATCAAGGTTTTGCAAAACAAAACTACACGATGTTGGACAACCTCAAGTTGGGCTACGGCGGCACCAAAGAAGAAATGGAACGGCTGCTTGCGGATGCCCAGGCCATTTCCGGTATTGAGTACGACATCAGTTCTTACGCTGATGTGGTTGATGCCATCCATGTGATCCAGGATAGCATGGGCGTTGCCGGCGCCACAGCCGCCGAAGCAGAGCATACCATCCAGGGTTCTATGAATTCTATGAACGCCGCTATTGATAATCTTATCGTAGGCTTCGGCAATGCGGATGCGGACATTGAGCAGCTTTGCAGCAATGTAGTGGATGCTTTTCAGGATGTTCTGACAAACATTACACCCATCATCGAAAACATCATTTCGGCGCTACCAACGGCGCTGAATGCTCTGCTTGAGATGGTGGGTGAACTTCTGCCCACACTTTTGGAAACCATCGTTGACCTGTTCAGCCAGGTGCTGAATACGTTACTGACCCTGCTCCCGGAACTTATCCCGGTGGTCATTGAGGCGGTGTTGACCATTGTAAATACGTTGATTGAAAATCTCCCTCTGTTGGTGGAAGCCGCCATTCAGATTGTGATGTCCCTGGTCCAAGGCATTGCAACGGCGCTGCCTACGCTGATTCCCACAGCGGTGCAAGCGGTCATTACCATTGTGCAGAGCCTGATTGACAGTCTCCCGATGATTTTGGATGCCGCATTGCAACTTATCACAGGGCTTGCAGACGGTCTTCTTGCTGCTATCCCTGTGCTGATTGCGGCGCTCCCGGAAATCATCATGAGCATCATATCCTTCCTGCTGGATTCGATTCCGCAGATTATCGAAACGGGTATACAGCTTCTGACTTCGTTGGTGGCGGCTCTGCCTGATATCATCGTAGCCATCGTGGAGGCTATCCCACTGATTATTGACGGTATCGTCAAGGCCGTCCTTGGGGCAATTCCGCAAATCATCCAGGCAGGTATTGATTTGCTGATTTCACTCATCCAAGCACTGCCGACCATCATTACAACGATAGTCAATGCTATTCCGCAGATCATCTCCGGCATTGTAAATGCTGTGATAAGCAATATTCCGCAGATAATTCAAGCGGGTGTTCAGCTGCTGGTATCCCTGGTGAAGAATCTGCCCACCATCATCGTGGAAATTGTAAAAGCCGTACCGCAGATTGTTGCGGGTATTGTGAAGGCGTTCGGCTCCTTGATGGGTGAAATCGTCAACATTGGCGGCAACATCGTCAAGGGCTTGTGGCAAGGTATCCAGCAACTTGCAGGCTGGCTTTGGGATAAAGTTTCCGGGTGGATTTCTTCCATTTGGGACGGCATATGCGACTTCTTTGGTATCCATTCACCTTCGGATGAAATGGCCTGGGTCGGTGAGATGCTCGTCAAGGGTCTGTCCGGCTCTATTGATGCTAACGGCGGTGAAGCTGTAAAAGCTGCCGAAGGAATGGCAAAAGACATCAACGGTGTTATGGGTGATCTGGCAAAGGATATGCAGACAGCACTGCCTACCGACTTTAGTGTGGATGGCAGCATCGGTGGGTCCATTGCTTCAGCTGCCAGTGGTGCTGTGGCTTCCGGTTTCCAGCTTATTTTGAACATTACAAACTTCAACAATTATTCAAACGAGGACATTCAGCAGCTCACCAATGAAGTCATGGTGACCGCAGGACAGTTTGCAAAACGAAAAGGAGTGGTTTTTGCGTGAATTATTTTGTGTATAAGGGCATCCGCTCCTGTGATATGGGCCTTCGTATCGAAAGCAAGAATGTCTTTTCCGCCCCGGAATATGAGGTGGACTTTCTATCCATTCCGGGACGGGATGGTGACCTCATTTCCGGCAACGGTAGATTCCCCAATGTGCAGATGACCTACTCAGTGTTCATCCCGGCAAAGTCCATCTCCGAACTGGCTGAGAAAATTACAGCGGTGAAGGGTTGGCTCTATTCCGAGCTGAATGCCTATCACGACCTCTCTGACACCTATGATACAGAGTTCACCCGCAAAGCTGTGTACTCAGGGAAGTTGGACATTGAAGATCAAATGAACCGTATCGGCATCTTCACCATCAGCTTTTCCTGTAAGCCTTTCCGTTACGATGCGGATGGCAATAAAGAGGTTGTTCTCGCCAACAGCGGCAAGGTCACGAATCCGTATCCTTTTGTCAGCAAACCGAGGATAACCCTAACCGGCAGCGGTGAAGGTGCGCTGACCATTCAGTCGGCAGATTCCAATGCAACTTGGGCATTCACGGACGCAGACAACCTCACCATTGATTCAGATCAGATGCTTTGTTACAGTGGGACCGAATCAAGAAATGACACCGTTTCTGGAGATGGTTTTCCGGTGTTGTATCCGGGCGATAACATCTTCACTTTCACCGGCGGCATTACATTGGTGACGGTTCTTCCAAGGTGGTGCAGTTTGTAATTGGGGAACAAATCGCATTCTTCTTTCTATAAAATATTCCCCAATTTCTATTACAACAGAAAGGAGGAGGTCTGGTGATTCCTGTATTGTTTAAAGCGAATGCCACCAATTTTACTACCTTCGGCATCGGTGTCCTGAAAGACTGTACCTCCTGCGAGGTCACTGAAGAACGCAACGGTGCCTATGAGTGTCAATTAAAATATCCCATCACGGGAGCAATGTATCAGGAATTGGCTACGGAGCGAATTGTCAAGGCGAAGCCGAATGACACCGCCGCCGACCAGGCATTCCGCATTTATCGCATCACCACACCTATTAACGGCGAGGTCACAGTCTATGCCCAACATATCAGCTATGACCTTTCCGATATAGCGGCTCTACAATGGTCGGATTCAAACATTGCTGCGCCGCTTGCAATGGAGCGTGTGTTCCAAAATACAGCAACACCCCATAACTTCACCTGCCAGACCGATTACTCTTCGGCAAAAGCGTTCTCGGTGGCAAAGCCCCAGAGTGTCCGCGCCTGTTTGGGCGGTGTGGCCGGTTCTTTTCTTGACCTATGGGGTGGCGAGTATGAATGGGATAACTTCAAAGTCATTCACCATCAAGGCCGTGGTCATCGAATATGGAAAAAACCTCACGGATATGGAGCATGACAGCGAAAATACAGATGTCTATACCGACCTTCTCCCTTACGCTATCGTGACGGCAGAGGACGGTACAGAAACGGCAATCACGCTGCCGGAGGTTCTTCTTTCCATTGCGGACACCACACTGGTGCAGCGAAAGACTTTCATCCGTGATTTTACCGAGTATTTCGATGACGAGAATACACCCACAGAGGCTGGGCTTCGTACCTATGCCAACAACTATCTGGAAAGTAATCCGCTCGGAAAAGCAGTCCCTACGCTGACGGTTGCCTTTGAGCCGCTTTGGAAACAACCGGACTATGCCGCTGTTCTGGAGTACGTTTCTTTGTGCGACACCGTGACTATCCGACATAGTCTGCTTGGCATCACAGCAAAGGCAAAAGTCATCACCACGGTATTTGACTCCCTTGTCGAAAAGTATGTGTCCATCACCCTCGGCTCGGCAAAAGCCAATCTGCTGAATAATGTCAGTTCTGCAGAATCTGCCGCCGCTGAAGCCGCAGAAAAAGTCGACCGTTTCCCGGTGCTGATGAATACCGCCATCAAAAATGCCACGGGGCTGATTACAGGGCAAACAGGCGGCTATGTGGTCATTCGCACGGATAGTGAAACCGGGCAGCCATACGAACTGCTCATTCTGGATGCACCGTCAATTGAAGAAGCCGTCAATGTTTGGCGATGGAATGTTGGCGGTCTTGGCTTTTCATCTAACGGCTATAACGGGCCCTATGAAACCGCCATCACCTCCGACGGGCAGATTGTGGCAGACTTCATTACATCCGGCTCACTGATTGCAAACATCATTAAGGCTGGTGTGATTCAGTCCCAGGACGGTTCTTCCTGGTGGGACTTGGAAACGGGTGAAGTTCACCTTCGCGCCTATGCCACTTCCGAAGCACTTGAACAAGTCAGCAACCGAGTGTCCGAAGTACAGCTTTCTGCAGAAGGGCTGAACAGCTATGTATCCAGTCTGACAGAATCTGTTGAGTCGATAACCCAAACCCAAGAGGCTGCAGCTGCCAAAATTCAGGCAGCGGAGAGCAAACTTTCTCAGTTGCAGCAGACGGTCGATAGCCTTTCCCTTACTTTTGAGGAGCAGTACATCGGCGGCATGAACTATGTGCAAAACTCTGCCGGGCTTAACGGTATCACAGATGATTGGACCTACAGCGGAACGGTAACGGTCGACAGTTCCACAGATACACAGAACAATACCACCGCAGACTCTGCGTTTCTTCTCGGTGCTTCCAGCAGTCTTTCACAATACATCTACGGTGTTGTTCCCGGCACATATACCATCACCCTCCGTGCCAAGAAAACCTATGCGGATTACACCGCCTATGTGTATGTGCAGTACAACGGCACCAAACAAAAATATCTGTTCAGCCGAACCACAGCCTTTGGGTGGGAGGAGTTTTCCGTCACGATTCCCGAAGTTACAGACCCCACATTGCGGATCTACTGCTACAGCAGGCAGGCATCGCTGTATGTATCCGACATTATGCTCACGGAAGGCAGTATTCCTCGGAAATGGACTCCTGCACCCAATGAAATCTACACCGCAGAAGTGAAAATTGACCGCCGAGGGATTGAGGTTTCCAACCTGGCATCGTCCCAAAGGACGGTCATTACAAACACGGAGTTTGCCGGCTATTACAATGACGAGGTTATTTTCACTCTGAACAAAGACGAAACCCAAACGAAAAAGACCACGGTAGACGGTGAATTGACCGTTGGAAGGACAAAATTTGTGCCGATGCCAACCGCCTCCGAGGGGCTGAACATCGTTATTCTGGATTAAGGAGGAATGCCGTATGGCTTCGTGGACAAGCGCATCCTATGACGGACGCTATCTTCAACTGACAATCACGGAATCTGTCAATGTGGCAGCCAATACTTCTACACTGACCTGGACGCTGACTTCTGCCGGTGGCGCGTCCTCCTACTATACCATTGATGCAACAACTGTGACCATCAACGGCACCCAGGTTTACTACAAAGCAAGAACCGCATGGGATGACCGTGTGTTTCCTGCAGCGAAAGGCTCTGTAAGCGGTACAATCACTGTTGCGCATGACAGCAGCGGTTCAAAGACAATCAGCGTTGGCTTTTCTACACGTGTGTATATTTACGGTTCCCAGGAATACGGCGGCACAATGGCGCTGACCAACATTGACCGCACCGCACCGACCGTGTCCTGCTCTGTTTCCAATATTACAGCGAATGGTTTTAAGATATCCGCAAGTTCATCTGCCACCTCGGATATTTGGCAGTACAGCACCAATGGAGGCAGTACCTGGACACAGTTTTCCACCACCGCAGGAACTTCCGTCAGCATCACTCTGACGAGTCTTTCTCCGAATACAAGCTATTCCGTCCGAGTTCGTGCCAGAAAGAAATCCAATCAGGTATATGGGACTTCCGGCACTGTTTCAGTAAAAACCCTGGGCGGTGCGGTAATCCACAGTTGTGAAACCATCACGGCAGACGATGCAACCGTGTCCTTCAAGCTGAATGTGACGGTATATAATTCTGCCTATTCCTACTATCTGTACATCCGAAACGGCAGTACGAACTATGTGGCATTCGCGGCGCGGAGTTGGACTGTCGGAACTGCAGACAGAACCGTTACGCTGTCGCAGACAGAACGGGCTGACCTGCTGGAAGCAATGGCAAGCATGAAATCCTTTAATGCCACCATTGTTTTGGTCACCATGAATGGTAATACCCAGGTCGGCACGACTTCCACCAAAACTGCCACAGTGCAGACCACCGCTGCCAACTCCGGCCCCACCTTAAGCGGCTTTACCTATGAGGATAGCTACAGCACCACTTACAACATAACCGGGAACAATCAGCTTTTTATCCAAAGCTACTCCACGTTAAAAGTAACGCCCGGAACGGCTGCGGCAAAGAACAGCGCCGCCATTGCAAACTACACCGCAACCTGTAACGGTGTATCGGTGTCCAATACCACCGGCTCTGCATTAACTGTAGGCAAGGTCTCTCAGTCCGGCGCAGTGGCTGTTGTGCTGACGGTTACCGACTCCCGTGGCTACACGGCAAGCGTAACCAAGAATATCACGGTTATTCCGTATGCTGTGCCGAAGGTTTCTGCCATTACGCTGCGCCGTACCAATGACATCGAAGCTGAAATGCAGCTTGCCTTTAACGGTACCATCTCGGCTATCACCGTGGATGGCGCTCAGAAAAACAATCTGCTCTATGTTCGCTACCGCTACAAGCTGACCAGTGAGACATCCTACGGCAGTTATACAAGCATTCTTTCTGCGGTGACGCAGTCCGGCGCATCGTTCAGCTATTCCAATCTGGAACTATGTTCTCTGGATGCCAACTCATCCTACGATTTTCATGTGCAGATCATGGATAAGCTATCCTCGCTGACTGCGGTGAATCTGTATTTCGTGGTATCCCAAGGCACACCGCTGCTGGCTTTGCGGAAAAAGATGCTCGGTGTCAATACGCCAACACCTGCCGCAGCACTCCATGTGGTGGGTGACGCCAAAATCGAAGGTCCCGTTTCGGTTGATGGTACATTGTCCGCAACGTCACTTGACGGAACATTGCCGGTCGGAAATCTCTCCGGTACTTTGCCCGTGAGCAAAGGTGGCACGGGTTCAACAACTATCGCCGGAGCGATTGCTATGCTCATAAACTCAGAGACTATCAAGCCCAAAGTGGTGGAAACAGGCAGTGATCAGTATTACCCAAATTACGGACTGCATTTGCACAATTCGGATGTGATTGGGGTCAACGGACTATTCTTTCAGGACGCTGCGGATTCTGCCTGTGAAGGAATCAACTTCTATCGTTCCTCCACCACCTGGGATCGGCTTTATGCTTACGGCGGTGTGCTATATTTTGCACCAAACCAGGCAACGGCCACGCATCCCGGAACTCGGTACACTGTTTATCATACCGGGAATACCGTGGCTGTAGCAGATGGTGGTACGGGAGCATCTTCGGCTGAAAGTGCCAGAACAAACCTTGGTATTTCTGTCACTTCTCTTTACAGTGGAAGTCTTTCCAGTGGCAGCATTACCTTCAATTACGGGAACTACAATTTCTACGTGATTATGGGTACGCCGAGTTCCACTGCATCTAAAACAGCGGTGGTGATACCCAAAGCGGTGCTGACAACTACCGCTGCGAGTTTTCAGTTTGCTGACGAAAGCAACTATAAGACAATAAAGCTATCGTATTCCGGTTCGATTGTTACTCTCACCTGTGGCGGCGGTAACGGCATAGTCCGCAATGTATATGGAGTGAATTAAGGAGTGAGGACATGAAAGTAAAGATAAATGAACAGGGCTACATTACCGATTACGCCCTCATCGGTGACCTCGTGGACAGCGTTGAGGTTACCGACCCCGGTGATTCGTTCCACTTCGAGGATAATTTCACATCCTACCGGGTGCGGGACGGTACTGCTACATTTGACGAAGAGCGACTTAAGGTCATTACAGAAGAGACTGCTCTGGATAATTACCGTAAGCGCAGAGAGACCGAGTGCTTTTCGGTTGTCAATCGCGGAACGCTGTGGTATGAGGAACTGACGCAAAAACAAAAGTCAGAACTCAAAAAGTGGTACAAAGAGTGGCTGAAAGTGACCGAAACAAAGGTTGTGCCGGAGAAACCGGCGTGGCTGACATAAGGGACGAGCATCTCGGAAGAGGTGCTTTTTTCATATTAATATTTAAGGAGGACAACGAAATGAAACAAATCTGGTCTGGCATTCAGATTGCTTTCACGGCTCTGGGCGGCTTTCTCGGCTGGTTTCTGGGCGGTGCGGACGGCTTTCTGTATGCACTGATTGCCTTTGTGGTAATCGACTATATCACCGGTGTAATGTGCGCCGTTGCAGACCACTCGCTTTCCAGCGAGGTGGGATTCAAGGGGATCTGCCGAAAGGTGCTGATTTTTACCCTGGTCGGCATCGGCAACATTCTGGATATCTATGTGCTGGGCGAAGCTGGGGTGCTGCGTACTGCGGTGATCTTTTTCTATCTTTCCAATGAGGGTGTATCCCTTCTGGAAAATGCGGCGCACCTGGGGCTGCCTGTACCTTCCAAGCTGAAGGACATCCTGGCACAGCTTCACAACAAGGGAGGAAACGATAATGAATCTGAATAAACTCATTCTTACCGAAAACGCTTGCTACAAGGCTGGCAAGAAAATCACCGTCAAGGGTATCATGGTGCATTCCACTGGTGCGAACAACCCCTGGCTGAAACGCTATGTCGGTCCCGATGACGGAAAACTGGGCAAAAACCAGTACGGCAATCACTGGAACACCTACCATCCCGGTGGTCGCGAGGTCTGCGTCCACGCCTTCATCGGCAAGCTGGCTGATGGCTCTGTGGCAACCTACCAGACCCTGCCCTGGGACCACCGTGGTTGGCACGCCGGCGGTTCTGCAAACAACACTCATATCGGTTTTGAAATCTGTGAGGACGGTCTCGCTGACGGCACCTACTTCAAAAAGGTGTATCAGGAGGCCGTCGAACTTTGTGCCTACCTCTGCAAACAGTACGGCCTGACGGAAAAGAACATCATCTGCCACTGTGAGGGCTACAAGCAGGGCGTTGCATCCAACCACGGGGATGTCATGCATTGGTTCCCCAAGCACGGCAAGAGCATGGATACCTTCCGTGCTGATGTCAGGGCACTCTTGACAAAGGAAACCGCAGGAACGGACAAAACCTTTGCACCTTCCACCGATTATCCCGCCAAGCTGACCACAGGTTATTACCGTGTCCGCAAGACCTGGAAGGATGCGAAGTCCCAGGTAGGTGCTTACCGCATCCTTGACAATGCAAAGAAGGTCGCGGACAAGAACCCCGGAACCTTTGTGTTCAGCAATGATGGAATTGCCATCTATCCTACAAAAGCAGGAGAGACCTACCGCATCCACACCGTTGTCAAAGGTGACACCCTCTGGGATATTGCCAAGAAGTATCTGGGTGACGGTTCTCGCTACTCGGAAATCAAGGAACTAAATAATCTCAAGTCCACCGTTATTTACAGCGGTTGGAAGCTGAAGATCCCCAACTAAGCATCAAGCCCATCGTTCCATTTGCGAGCGATGGGCTTTTCGTTGTTTATAGGGGTTGACATTTTTCCCAAGTAGGTAGAAGGAACGGAGGACCCTTTATGACAGACCTACAGAAGGAAAATATCAAGTCTTTGCGTTTGCAGGGCATCGGTTATGTAAAAATCGGTGAGATGCTCGGCATCTCAGATAATACAGTACGCTCGTTCTGCCGCCGTAACGGCTTGGGCAATGCTGCCAAGAATACGATTGCCTGTAAGCAGTGTGGCAAGCTGATAAAAATCATCCCAAAGCAGAAACCACGCAAGTTCTGCTCGGACACTTGCCGGACTGCCTGGTGGAACAGCCACCAAGACTGCGTGGATCGGAAAGCGGTATATGAGTACATCTGTGTCCACTGCGGTAAACCTTTCACGGCATACGGTAATAGCGGACGCAAATACTGCAGCCACCAATGCTACGTCTCTGACCGCTTTGGAGAGGAGCGTGATGACTGTGACTGATGCATATCGTGCCAAGTTGGAATGCTACCTGGCATCCATGCTCCACGCAAAGCGAATGCTGTCGATGGGGATTATAACCTCGGAAGATTACGCCGTTATTGATACAATACAGCGCGAAAAATTTGGAATATCTTCGTGTAGTTTATATCGCGGGATTGACTTGATATATAGTGGTTTCAGAGGTAATATGTCACACTACGAGGAGGTGACAAAATGCCAAGAGTAATAACTATTGTACCAAAACCACCAAAACTGGATAACAAAAAGCGAGTTGCAGCCTACGCCCGTGTGTCGAGCGGAAAGGATGCCATGCTCCACTCGCTGTCCGCCCAGGTCAGCTATTACAGCGACCTTATCCAGAATCACGATGACTGGCTCTATGTTGGCGTGTACGCTGATGAAGCCAAGACCGGCACAAAGGATTCCAGAGCAGACTTTCAGAGACTGATTGCAGACTGCCGTGCCGGAAAAATCGATATGGTGATTACCAAGTCCATCTCCCGCTTTGCACGAAATACGGTCACATTACTACAGACCGTTCGTGACTTTAAAGCCTGGGGGGTGGACATTTTCTTTGAGGAGCAGAACATCCATGCCATGAGTGGTGACGGCGAACTGATGATGACTATCCTGGCATCCTACGCCCAGGAAGAAAGCCGATCTGCCAGTGAAAATCAGAAATGGCGCATCAAGCGGAACTTTGAGGAAGGGATGCCCTGGAACGGGGCTATGCTTGGGTATCGGCTAAAAAACGGGCGATACGAAATTGTCCCAGAGGAAGCCAAACTTGTCCACCGCATTTACAATGAGTACCTTTCCGGCGATGGCTACCTTACCATTGCCAAACGACTGAACGAGGAAGGAATACCTTCACGTTTCGGAAAGCAATGGGCGCAGTCCGTGATTTCTAAGATACTCAGCAATTACACTTACACGGGAAATCTGATTTTACAGAAAACATTCCGTGAGAACCACATCACCAAAAAGACAATCGTCAACAATGGTGAACTGCCAAAGTACCACGCAGAGGATGCACACGATGCCATCATCGACTTGGAGACCTTTCAGGCAGTACAGGCAGAGAAGGCAAGGCGGGCGGCTCGGTTCATCAAGAAGCCTACACCCAAGAAAACATACCCGTTCACGAGCCTTTTGGTTTGTGATGGCTGCGGAAAGAACTATCGCCGCAAGGTGACGAAAACGGGTCCCGTTTGGGTCTGCGGAACTTTCAATTCACAGGGCAAAGCCGCCTGTGCTTCCAAGCAAATCCCAGAGGAAACCCTGCACGCGGTAACCGCAGAGGTACTTGGGCAGACAGGCTTTTCGGAGGATCTGCTCCGAAGGCTCATAAAGAGCATTTTGGTCTGCAACGGCAATGTGCTGATTTTCCGTTTCTTTGATGGCACGGAGATCGCACGGACATGGCAAGACCGCTCACGCAGCCAAAGTTGGACGGATGAAATGAAGGCCACCGCCCGTCAAAAAGCCCTTGAAAGGAGAAGTCCAAATGCCAAAAGTAACAATGATGCCCGCAACCATAAACCCACTGACGCATTTGCCCTCGGTGGCTGCACGGAAAAGACGTGTCGCCGGATACGCCCGCGTTTCCACTGATAGCGATGAGCAGTTCACCAGTTACGAAGCCCAGGTTGACTACTACACCAAATTCATACAGTCCAAGCCAGAATGGGAATTTGTAAAGGTCTATACCGAAATAATAGTTCCCTATATGATACGGCTTCGTTTCCGGGATTTCGTTAAAGAATGTAAAAACCTTTTGATTTACAGACTTTCTCACACCGAGGGGTGTGCAAAGGTCCTATTTTTTTGCCCGCTATTTTCGACAGACTATTTTGAACGTGTGCAACTGAGTGTTCACGATGGTAATTTTGCACACCCTTACAACGATGAAGCCGTCCCGTAACGATTTACAGGACAGTTCGTTATGAGGGTGTGCATATTGTGCTCTATAGAATAGAGTTGTTTTGCTATTCGCAAAGAGAATAAATTTTCGGCATACCGCCAGAATCTATCACCTTGCCAATTTCAATCAGCCCAAAAACAATCAACGCTCTAACATAAATGTAAGGAGTATCCGTATCGGGGTATAACACTTTCACATACGGTGCAAGATCATCAAACGAGCCGACACTGTAATTGCTACCATTGCTGTCGGAGACAGCATATGTGGCAGGGTCAAATTTCCCATAGAAATTTTTAACTGCATATGCAAAAGCAAATTTTGCAGCAGATGTTCCGTGGTCAAATTTCCCCGTTGCGACCAGTTTATCAGCCACCTCGTTAGCGGCTTTTGATAAGCGGAAATTTGTTATATCGTTCATATCTGTCACCTCCAGTTATTGCAGTTCTATTGCTGTATGGAAAGAACCATACTTTCTCAGGCGATATTCTTTTTTGAGTGTGCTTCCTAAAACCTGTCTGGCGGTCTGCCCATCAATCTCATCAGTGTACGCCAAAAGAATGATCTGATCGGACATTAATGGCAGTGCCTTTGTTATGTTTTTCTTATGGGTTGGATCGAGACGTCCAAAAGGAGAATCCATTATAATAGGTCCGCTTAAGGGGGCATTTTTGTGTAAAGCGCCAATCAACGACAGTGCTACAATGTGCTCAAACCCGGCAGAACGGAATGGTATTATTTCACCGGAACGATGTTGTATGGAGAGGCCATAATTGTCATTGATTTTTAACGCTGTGTAGTCAGGATCGCTGCTAATGTTGCAGAAAAGCTCTGTAGCATCACGTTCAACTTCCGCTTTTAGTTTGTCACGATATGCAGCGATGCCGTCGTTAAATAACTGATGGAGTGCTGCACAGATTTCAACCTTTTTTACTGCAAGATTTAAATCCGCATCAGAAGTACCTGCTTTCCGAACTTTTTCTTCAAGGCTTGCTAAAGCAATGTCGGCTTCTTTTATTTTATCCTTAGTTGCTTGAATACCTTCTTTTAGATTTTCAATCTTTGAGTAGCACTTTGCCAAGTTTTGTGCATTCTCTTTTGCGACAGTGGTGAGGTCACTTATATTTCCGTAGCGACTAATCTCATCCCGCAAATCTTTGAACTGACCTTTTGCGTCATCAATCTGCACTAAGAGATCAGCCAACTGGTCCTCATAAACCTTGAGAACTTGGGCATCTGTAGCGCTCTGCATACTTTCCAAAGATGCCTGCCGGATTTGAAGAGTTTTCATGCGCCCGATTTCTTCGGTGGACAGTCCGCCAAATTCTCCTGGCTCTTCTTCAAGTCGCTTTTTAAGTGCAATTACGTGAGCTTCATCTACATCCTGGTTACAGCATTCACAATGATGCGTTTCTACGATACGTTGAATATATGTCATAAGTCGAGCAACAGACTCATGCGTATTGTGCTTTTGCTGGAGAGTATATAGTTCAGACTTAACCTGAGATAGAATTTCAGAGGTTTTCTTGCCAATCACATATCTCCAGACATCTTTTGTCGCAACAACAATTGACTGTAAAAGGCCATCACGTGTAGCTTCTTTTGCAGCAATATCGCTCTCTAAATGCTCCATGTTCTGGATTAATGCTCTGAGATGCTCATTCTGTTTTCCTTCGTCCTCAAGTTTTGCCCTGAGATTTTGCGCCTCCTCATATGCTGCTTGAAGCCGCACCAGTTCTTTTGTTTGCTCATCCTTCTTTGCCGTTTCCGATTCAATCTGTGCGGCATACTTTTCTGTCTGCTTATTTGCCTGAGCTGCTTTTGTCTGTTCCTTGCGGTATTCGTCAAGGACAAAGGCAGTATCATTAGCGGCGCTTGTCAAAATGGGGACTCCTAAAATTGATTCAATAGATTTCTTGATTTTTTCACCGGCAGAAGTTTCATCTTTCACGAGTTCCTCATATTCCTGAAGCAATTCACCATCGAATAGGAAAAATCGAGAAACATCCTCTGGCATTATTAATGCCAGTTCATGTTCTTTATTTGGAGCAAAATGCCCATCAACCTTAAGAAAAACATCCTGAACATAGTCATCGTTCTTGGAAGGAACTGTTACACCAGAACGAACACTATATTGACGAGTAAGTTCATATTTTTTTCCATCGTGGAGCATTTTCAATACAACCTTAAAATCGTATTTACCCGCTTTCATTCCTTCTCGGTTCACCAATTTTAGAATATCTTCTACCGTCTCATGGCGGTATTGGAATCTGCCAAACAAGGCATAACGGAAGAGGTTCAGAAGCGTGGTTTTCCCATGTCCATTGTCTCCCCAAATAAGGGTAACACCATCTCCATCACCGAAGTCAATTGTCTGCTCACCTTCATAAGGACCAAAATTATTGATGGTTATACTCGTAAACTTCAACATAACAAACAACCCTCCTTATTAAATGGTTACCGTCTTCAGAAAATCATCTATGACTTTCTGCGTATCATGTCTTGCCTTTGTCCTATCATCCTGAGACGAAAATTCCGCATTTACGATATCTTGAATCAATGATGCAGGTATTTTGGGCTGCTGCTTGGCTCTGATTTTTTCCAATACGGAAATCAGTTCATTGATTTCGATGTTAGTCATTGTCATCATCCTCCTCAATTCCGGTGTTTTGTAAACTGTTGTAGTCGATCTGGTAATCAACGGCTATATTTTTCAAATCGGTAACACAGGCAGGGTTTTCTGCGCCTAAACCAAACTGAATCGCTCTTGATAATTCACCGATAATAATCGACATAGACTTTGGCGTTTCTTCAGATTCGACCACGGGAACCGTAATCGCATCATAAAGATGTGCGAAGAGCTTACCTGGTGAATTTCTTAGAATCCTACCTCTGCGCTGAATGAATTCTCTTGGATTCTGTGAAGACGCAAGAATCAAAGCGTGTGTGGTAGAAGGAATATCAATACCTTCATCCAAGCACTTAATCGAAACCAAGACGCCGCCGTTCTTAGAAAAGTATCGGAGCGTCTCGTCTCGATCACCTTCCATATCTGCATAGTATTCAAATGCATCAAAACCAGCGTCAATCGCACCGTTCAATACACTCTTTAACTGTGTGATATTGTCGCAATAGATAATCCAACTCTGGCCTACCACATATTCTCTAAGCAAGAGATTGATGGCCAAGGGAACTTTACCAGATGCATTCTTGACAATACGCGCTCTGTTAATCAACAACTGCTTCAAGCGTGTGTTGGAGGTAATACTCGTATCTGAATTTCCATTAGCTTTCATACGAGCCATAAGCTGACTTATCTGTTTTGTAATATCGTTCCATTCTTCCTGCTCATTTTGTGTGAGGGTAATGGTGAGTGGGTTGTAAAAATACTTTGTTAAAACGCCGCTTTTTATTGCGTCATCCAATGTATAGGGTGGTGGTACGAGACCGCCAAAATAATCAAAGAGCGCAGACGTTCCTTCGGGATCTCCATATCTGCGTGGCGTGGCAGATAAGCCCAACCTTGCACCTGCATCTATATTTAAGGCGTTACGTCTCCGTGGGCTTCCCAATCTATGTACTTCGTCAGCCACGACAAACAGATGATTACCATGCGATACATTTTTTACAAAATCATCTGAGCAGGCTGTATCCATAGTTGCAAGAATAATGCGATGAGTTGAACCTCCATCACTTGTCCAAGATGCCAAAGTTCCGGGCTTTTTCCACTCGTTATTGTTATCCCCGCAAAGAAGATAGTATATTTTATCTTCGAGCAAGGTTTCCCTCAATTCTCGATCCCATTGTTTTAATAGGTCTCTTGATGGGACTAAAATCAGTACGACTTCATTTCTCTTAAAAGCATCATGGATTGCACACATGGCAGTGAAAGTTTTTCCGCTGCCTGTAGCATGTTCAAAAATGCCTCGGCGATTATTCTTTACCCATGCTTCAAGGGCATTTACTTGATGCGGACGGGGTGTGCGGCTGCCAACATGATTACTTGGTTTCCACTTTTTTGCCTTGTTTTCTTCTACATGGATTTCATCCAGTAATTCGTGCCATTTTACTCCCTCCGCTTTAGTTCGTAATATTTCTTTAGAGGCATTCGGGAATTGATACACAATAATTCCTGAAACGGATTCTGACCATAGCTTTTCAAAAAATACTGATGCGTCATCAACTCGTTCGGCATCGCGGCTATCGAGCCAATCCGGAAATACATCAATAGACTCCATGTTTCCATCGGAAGAGAGTCCTCTGTACGTTTCATTCATTGAACCACGGAAGCCCACTTTATTACCATCGGAATCCGTGAAAATACCGACTTTGTCGTGAAACAGTCTCCTTGCATTTGGTGATTCTTTGCCAGTTGGAACAGCGATTTTTACATCAATAATGCCTTTTGAAATCATATATGCAAGTAGCTTTGCTGGAGCAGATAAAAAAGGATCATCAAATAAGGTCCGCACTTCTTTTGCAAGCGACTCCGCGAGCAATTCATCATTTTTCGCAGAGTAGCCATTAGCTAACGCAGTGGCATCTTCATCAGATACATACGGTGAACATATCAAGCGCATCTTACCATTGTTATCGATAAATTCCCGTAAAGCATCCCAGGCAATAATGTAGATTGTGCTTCCAAAATACCCGGAGATTCTATCGTAACGGCTTGAGTGCCTCATGCATGGAAGATAAAACATATCAGCTATGTCATGCTCGGCCTTATTATAAGAAGTAAGATATGTTTGTTCCTTAAGACTCATATGTACCTCCAAGTAGTTCTTCGTGCATGATATCCATACGACGAATTATGGCATCGTACAAAAACTGAGGGCGAGCACATACAATACGCTCATTATTTTTTCTCGTTGTTTCAGATACCTTTGTGCAAAGAGCTTCAACAATCACATCAGCCTTAACTTGCATATTGCAACTATATGCAAAATCAAGATGTTTTTCAGCATCCCAAAAAGCAAAAACAATATCTTCGCCGTCCCGTACTAATGCACCAATAATAGGCATGCGCCCATCAGAATAGTCAAGATGTCCGCGTTCTCCATGCTTTTGACCAGGAAGGATTATTTGAATCTTATATTCGCCTAAAGCACGACCGCCAGGAGGATTTGTGCAGTTCCATAAGTAAACACGCAGACGTAAGCTTCTTGGACATAAATCCACAAGAAGAGGAAATGATGTCGTGTCACTATGCCAAGTGACATGATCATCGAGTCCCTCAATGAAAATAGTATTCAATGCTTTTTTACTAAGTCTCTTTTTCTTTGCCATTATCATGTCCTCCTGCGATAGAGCGAAGAAGAGAAGCCGCATGTTCTACATATTCTTCTACAACATCAAACCCAGCAAAGCGCCGCCCGAGAGACAAAGCTGCATATCCTGTGGTACCACTTCCCATCCAAGGATCAACCACTAAGTCGTTTTCTGCTGTTGTAGCTTTTATATATTTTTGTGGCAGATACAACGGCTGCGTGGCTGGATGGTCATCAATTCGAGCCGATACCCCTCCGCTTATAATATTCTTTGGTAATGCGCCCAATGGGTTTGGGGCTATTCGTTTATTTTTGCGAACGTATGTGTTGCCGTTTGAACGGGGCTTGTATTCGTAGGTTTCGTATGTTTGAACACTATGGGATTCATAAGGCCTTCGTATTGCGTCAATATTTATTGTCCATTTAGAGGATTTTGAAAACCATAGATTCTGTTCATAAGCATCTTGGCAGGCTACCCGAAGTCCCGTGGGTACAGGATTCTCTTTTACCCAAATCTCGATATCAACACAATGCAATCCCCACGTTTCTTCCATTTCTATTGCGAGTTTTTCTATTACCAATGAACGTTTGGACGAACATTTGGATGTTGATTTCTCCCTGTTCGCTTTAACATTTATCACAATAAAGCCATCATCGCGTAGTTTTAAACAAGCTGAATCCAAAAATGGTGACATTTTTCTTATATATTCAGACGATCGCCATACTCCATATTCACGTTCTGCATTGGGATATGGAGGTGAACCATAAATGAGTTTTATGGATTTATCTGGAAGCAGAAGCATTCCTTTTGCGCCATCCATTCGTCGGACTGCGTAGTTGCTCTTATTTATCTCCTGTATTATCATCGGCAACCTCTTCTTGTAAATCCTTTTCATATTGCAATCTCAGAGCGGCAAGACGGCAATAATCAGAATTAGCATCAATGCCAATCCATATGCGGTTAAGTCGTTGTGCCACAGCAGCAGTGGTGCCAGAGCCTGAAAATGGATCGAGTACAACATCTCCTGCAGAACTTCCAGCAAGAATAAAAAATTCTGCCAGTTTTTCGGGGAAACGTGCAGGGTGGCCAATTCCCTCTTCTTTACATAACTTCATAAAATAATCATTACTGCTTGTGTTTGCAATTTCAATTACTGTTCCAGGGTCGGAACCACCGTTATCGGTCCACACCTTCTCACAATCGAAATTATGTGTGCTGGGACGTGTATTGTAGTTTCGATCTCCCTTTCCTTTGCCCTGAAGATATTTTTTCATATCTTTACTGTACGGCTTTCTGATTGGATCCATATTAAATTCCCATGTGTCACCCTTTGCCAACCAAAAGCAATATTCGTGTGATTTTTTAGTGCGACCATAACCTCCCCTAGAATATACATTTGGAGGAGTCGCAGGATTATACCATATATAGTCGCGTACAAGATGAAACCCAATTTCTTTACATAATTTCAATAAAAGCTCAAATACATATAGGTGCTGAAAGTTATCTACAACTTTATCGCTGATATTAAGAACGAAACTGCCATCGTCCTTAAGGATCCGATGCATTTCCCTTGCTTTTGGAATAAACCAATCAACATATTCATCAGGTGGAATCGTGCCATCTACATCGCCATAATCACGTTTATCTGCATAGGGAGGAGATGTTAGTATAAGATCAATACTCGAATCTGGTATAGTTTGTAAAACAGTTTCACAGTCACCACATATAAATTTATCACGAAACGTGTTTAGCGTTTTTTTCTTTTTCATTGTTACACCTTTTCATTTTCGTTATTAAGTTGCTCTTTGTCATCCAATGAAATTTCCATTATATCCGAAATATCACACTTAAGCGCATCGCATATTTTCAAAAGCACATCGGTCGTTAGATTTTCATTTTTTGATAGCTTTGCCATAGAAGCAGTACTAATACCTGTCGCTTCTCGCAAGTCTTTTCTTTTCATATCTTTATCAATTAAAAGTTTCCAAAGCTTTTTATAACTGACAGTAGACATTTTCTACCCCTTCCAATTTATTATCGCATAGCTTTAAGAGCATATCGCAAAATAATATTTTGCGTTCACATATAATTATACGGATTTTTATCGAATAAGTCAATAATTTTTAGAAACATCTCGGGGGTTATCTATAATATTTTATTTTAGAAGCTCTCTTGACATTGACCCAAAAAAGATGTACACTATTGTTAGCTGTTTAGCTAACAGATAACAGATTTTTAAAGTTGGAGGTGTCACAATGGAAATTGGAAATAAATCCTTTGGTGAATTACTTACTTTTTTCAGAGAAAAGAAAGATGTAACATTAAGGGAACTGGCCAGAGGGATTGGCGTTTCCGCACCATTCTTAAGTGATGTTGAAAAAGGAAGGCGCGCTGCCTTGACAGCTGAGCGCATAGAAAAGGTTGTTGTTGTTCTGCATTTAGATGAAGAGGAAGCAACAGCCCTGTATAATGCAGCCGGGAAACAGAAAAACTCAATTCCTCCAGATTTACCGGAATATATTATGGAACATGAGTACGTCAGCGCAGCTCTTCGCACAGCCCGCGATCTTGATGCAAGCGAGGAAGAATGGCAGCGATTTGTGGATGATCTGAGGAGGCGAAAAGGATAAGGCATGTTTAAACCAGAATTGAGGTATTCTAATACCGGAATTCCTATAATATCAAACGCAGAGATTGATACAATAGGAGAACGAATGATAGTAGATTTTGATAGTTCTTCTTTATTTAATCCGCACGCAATTGATATTGAAAGATTTGTAGACAAATACCTAAAAATGCCGATTGAATTTATGTACTTATCTCACTGTGGTGTTTATCTTGGCACGACAGTATTTCAGACGACAAATCGTCTTCCCATTTACATTCCAGAAGAAAATCGAGCAGATTATGCTCATGTAGAGGCTGGCACAATTGTAATTGATGGCAGTCTTGATAGTGAAAATCAAGAGCATCGTCTGCGTTTCACACTCGGTCATGAAGGCGGACATGGCATTTTTCACCCATCCTATTTTCTTAATACAATAGGTTCCAGTGAGAGAGATAACACTGGAATATATGTGAGATGTCGTTCGGATTTTAAGGCATCTTGGCAAAATCTCAATGGCTTTCATAATATGTCTGATGCCGAACGAGTTGAACAACAGGCTAATCGCTTTTCTGCTGCTGTTTTAATGCCTAAAAGTGCTGTTAAAATTCTACTTGCAGGAAAGCCGTATGACGGGACGACGGAGTGGATTATTTCTTCGATGACCCAGATTAGCGATACTTTTAACGTTTCTAAAGAAGCAGCTTTTTATCGTCTAAAGGGACTTGAAATTATAGATGATTATAAAAAAATACCAATTGTAATGTAAAAAATATATGGCGAGAAGGCGCTATATATTTTTTTACCCAATATGTTAGCTGTTAAGCTAACAGCTACTAAGAAAGGAGATACTATGAATAAAAAAACAAAGCCTCTTAGATGCCCTTGCTGTGGCAAGAGGGCCTGCGACATTTCGGATATTCCCAAGGAAAAAATTTATATTGAAATGAAATGCCCTCAGTGTCACAACATTGTAAGAATATGGTGTGACAAAGCATCAGTAAAAACCATAAGTTTATAAATTATTGTCTATTCATACCGAGCAACGGAGTCGATTGCGAACTACCAAATGGCCGGATGATTTTGAAACGTAAGGTTTCATAGTCATCTGGCCATTTACGTTTCAAAATCGGCTCTTTGCGTTTGTTCCTGACTCCTCTCGGTCACGCCGAAGGCGAGAAAGGAACAAAAATGTCGAGAAACAACGATTCAAAGAAACGCAAGAGCAACTACAACCGCAACCGTACCTGCTACCTGTCCTCGGACGGAAAATATTACTGTTACGAGGCTTGGGATCCAGACGCTAAACGCATGGTTACGCAAAAACTGGAGGTCGGCAAAGACCTGTCACTGGAACTGACGCTTATCCTCGATTCCTCTGACCATGACATGGATTTGAATGACCGTTACCAGGACGAACTGTGCGATCCCTTGTTTGAGGCAAAGGCCAACAGCTACATATCGGATCCAAATAACGAGGATGCCGTAGATCCCTGGGATGCGATTGCCGACAAGAGCGGCAGCCCGGAAGACGCACTGTTCGCCGGGCCGGAGCCGGAGAATCCTCAGGCAGAACAAGTGCGCCGCATCATTGATGAGAACTGTACCGAAGCACAGCAGGATTTCTTTTTTGAGCATTTCGGCAAGGGTACGCAGCTTGAGGAGATGCGCCAGGCTGAAGCCGAGCAGACGGGCAAGCTGCCGTCCTCTGCGGCAATGACCAACCGCAAAAACAAAATTATTGATAAGGTCGCCAAATCCTTCGGTGTTGAGCGTGTGAAACGCCATGCTTACCCGAAAAAGGACTGAGCCGTGAACGGCGGCAGATACGGCGGTCGGAGTCCTCCCCGGCCGCTCCCCTCTTGGGGGATTGAATTTCTCGGCAGTGAGTGAGGAAGGAAATACATTCATCCTCCTCAGCAAGGCCAATCAGGGACAGGAGGACCAATACATGAAAATGCAACACAAAGTACGAATCAATATTGCCGACAGGAACGGCAATAAAAAGGAAGTTTTGCAGAGCGAACATATCAGCCTGCCGAAAAGGCTGCTCACCTTTCTTTTTGGGGAATTTTGCGAAATCCTCGTGCTGAAGCCGGGTAAAACCGTGCAGGGCATTGAGATCAAAGAATTAGGCTCCACGCAAAAGGAAGTATGCACGGATAAGCGGGGTGAGCGGAATGCCTGAGAACATGGAACTGATGATGCCGATTAAGGCCACTCCGTATGAGCACCAAAAGAAAGCCTTTGCTTTTGCCTGCAACCAGTTCGGCGTGTTTGACGATCATCTCAAAAGCCGCGGCACGGCTCTGCTGATGGAAATGGGTACCGGCAAGACCATCGTAAGCATTGCCGCGGCTGGTTGTATGTACCAGTACGGCAAGGTCAACCGGGTGCTTGTTGTCGCGCCGCTTTCCATCCTCGGGGTTTGGGAGGAGGAATTTGAGAAATTTGCTGACTTCCCATATTCCATGACCATCCTCAAGGGTACGTCGGCGAAGAAAAAAGAGCAGCTGACAAAGCTTCCGGACAAAGGCTTGCAGGTCGTGGTCGTGAATTACGAAAGCGCGTGGCGGCTTGAAAAGGAACTGCTGGCATATAACGCCGACCTGGTGATTGCGGACGAGGCGCACAAATTGAAGGAGAACCGCACTTCCCAGAGCAAGGGAATGCACCACATCGGCGATAAGGCAAGATACAAGCTGCTCCTTACGGGAACGGTTATCACGAACCGCGAACTGGATGTGTTCTCGCAGTACCGTTTCCTCAATCCTCAGATTTTTGGCACATCGTTTTATTCTTTCCGCAACCAATATTTTGATATGGGCGGCTACGGCAACCATACCCCTGTCTTCCGTAAATGGATGACGGATGAATTCCTGCGGAAGCTCCACTCAGTCGCGTTCCGCGTGACGAAATCGGAGTGCCTTGATCTTCCGGCAATCACCGAGGAAGTCCGTACTGTTGCTCTGGAGAGGGACGCCGCCAAATTATATGACAGCATTGAGAATGAAAGCTATGCGGAACTGGACGAGTCGGAGGTTACCACAGCGAACATCCTCACCAGGCTCCTGCGCCTGTCTCAAATCACGGGCGGGCATTTGACCGACGACGACGGTGTGGTCAATACCGTGAGCAGGGCAAAACTTGATGCGCTTTCCGACATCATTGATTCCTGTCTGGCTGAGGATAAAAAGCTTGTCATTATGGCTCGTTTCGTACCGGAACTGGACGATATTCAGGAACTTCTCGAAAAGAAAAAGATCGGCTATGCCGTGGTTCGCGGCGGCGTGAAAGATCGTGACAGTGAAATTCATCGTTTTCAATATGACAATAAGTGCCGTGTGTTCTTGGGGCAGATTGCGGCGGCCGGATTGGGCATCACGCTCACGGCAGCATCCACAATGGCCTTTTATTCCCTTGATTATTCGATGGCGAATTTTGAACAGGCGAAGGCCCGCATCCATAGGGCCGGGCAGAAAGAAAACTGCCATTACATCTATCTCGTATGCCGGAATACAGTCGACCGCAAGGTGCTGTACGCGCTCCGTAAAAAAATGAACCTCGCCAAAATGCTGGTTGACGATTACCGCAGGGGCAGAAATCCCTTTAAAAACTGACCTTTCACTTATGGGGGTTGAATTTCCCGGTAGGAAGTGAAAGGAGGTAGTCACCGATGGAGAACACAAAAATCTTTGAAATGGCTGACAGACTCAAGTCTCTGCAGGAACAGAAAAAAGGCCTCGAAGCGCAGACCAAGGCTCTGGGCGCGGAGATCGCCGAACTGGACGAGCAGCTTTCCGATGCCATGACAGAAGCCGAACTTGACCGTTTCTCCCGTAACGGCAGCACGTTCTATTTGAAAAGCAGATTGTTCGCGTCTCCGGTATCCGGCCGCAGGGATGAGATGCTGCAGGCTCTGAAAGAGAATGGCTACGGCAGTCTGGTCGTGGAAACGGTCAACGCAAACACACTCGCATCCTTCATCAAGGAACAGCGGGAAGCCACGGGCGAAGAAGTTCCGGCATGGCTCGGCGATACCGTCAGCACTTACGAAAAAGTGTCGGTCGGAATCCGCAAAGCGTAACAGCGCCGATTCAATGCGTCCACGCGTGAATCGCAACTTATTTCATTTGATCAGGAGGACATAGATTATGTCAGACAAGAAGAACACGGAAATCGCAGTGAACAAGGGTTTCGCTGCTCTTGCAAACAGAGATGTACTGAACGAAGCGATGGCGGATGATTGCCAGGGGCTGGAGTTTTCTTTTGACCGCGTGAAGCTGCCCGCCGGCGGCGGAACGGCGTTTGAGATACCCTCCGCTGAAGGGGATGAATCGGAAATGGTGAAGGACATCACCGGTGTTATCGTCTATAACCATCCCGCCTTTGCCTACTACCATGACAAGTACACAGGCGGAAACAATCCGCCGGACTGCGGCTCCTTTGACGGTGTGACGGGCATCGGTACGCCCGGCGGAGACTGCCAGAACTGCCCGTATAACAAGTTCGGAAGCGGCGAGGGGCAGAGCAAGCTGTGCAAAAACAAGCGTATGCTCTACATCCTGCGCGAAGGCGAACTGTTCCCCATCACGCTCTCCCTGCCGACCGGGTCGCTCAAATCTTTTACGCATTATGTAAAGAGCCAGCTTTCCCGCGGACGCAAACTGAGCCAGGTCGTCACGAAAATCACGTTGAAGAGAGCAACCAACGCATCCGGCATTGCGTTTTCCCAGGCGGTCTTTGCCTTTGAACGTATGCTGAGTGCGGAGGAACGCTCTGCTGTCGCAGACGTATCGGATACGGTCAAGGCATACGCCGCAAACCTCTCTCCGGCATCCTTTATTGACGAGGAGCCGCAGGTCGATGCCGAAACGGGAGAAATTATCGAACCGTGAAAGTAAGCAGCATAAATGCCCGGAGGGGTGAAAGGCTCTTCCGGGTATTTCCATAGGAGTGATTACGCATGAATACAGATTACAAATGTGTGACCACGGTGGACGGGATACGGGATTACATCGGCGGCAGCCGCATTGTCGCATTCGACTTTGAGACTGCTCCCGATGATCCGTACCGCGAGGAGGAGAAAGCGGCGCTCGACCCGGCAAAAGCGCATATCGCCGGCTGCTCCTTTTCCGTAAAAGCAGGCACGGGTATTTATGTTCCTATTGCCCACCGTGTTGGCACAAACATAGACAAGGACGCTTTTCTCACATTTCTGACAGCGTTCCTTTTGAATAAAACAATTACAAAGATTGCCCACAACATCGCCTTTGAATCCGGGATGGCGTATGCGAGGGGCATCACGATACAGGCTCCCGTGTATGACACGATCTGCGCATCGCAGATGAGCCTGAAAAGCCGATATGAGTTCCGCAAACTGAGCGAGAGCGGTCTGAAACGGCTGGCGGAGGAACTGTTTGGGGAACCTCTCCCGTCCTTTTCAAGCGTCACAGCCGGGAAGCACTTTGACGAACTGGACGCGCAGGATGAGGAAACCGTCCGCTACGGCTCTGCCGACTCGGATTTTGCCCTCCGTCTTTATAACAAATTCAACGAGTGGTTCGACCGCTATCTGCCAAAGCACCGATACATCGTGGAAGAAATCGAAAGCCCTACCGCTGTGTATCTCGGCATTATGAAATGCAACGGCATCCCGGTCAACCTCCCTCTGATGCAAGAGCGCAAAACTGAAGCGGAAGCCGAAATGGAGCGTATTCGCGGAGAAATCGAATTTATCATCGGAGATGTGAATATCGGCGCGAACTGCTCCACTCAGGCGTTCAAGAATTATCTGTATAAAGATTTGGGACTGCCCATTTTGAAAACTACAGAGACAAACCGCGAGGCGGCGGACGATATGACCATGACGCTCCTTAAAGAATGGTGCGATGAGAACCGGCCGGAACTGTCGGGGCTGTTTACGCTGGTGCAGGAATACCGCAAGTGGGGCAAAATCAAATCCACCTATATTGACGGGTACCTGAAATACTTAAATCCCGTGACGGGCTGCATCCATCCGGAACTGTTCGCCCTGTCTACGGATACTGGCAGGATGAACTGCCGGAATCCCAACGCGCAGAATATGCCGCGAAAAACCAACGATCCCATTGGCGTCCGGAACTTCATCAAAGCGCCGGAGGGCTGTCTTATTCTCTCGCTCGATTTCTCGCAGATAGAGCTTCGGGTCGGCGCGTTTTACTGCCGCGATGAAATGATGATGGACACCTACCGCAAAAACGGCGATATCCATGCCGCCACGACCAGTGTTATTTTCGGTGTAAGTTATGAAGAAGCTCAGGACAAGCATTCGGAGAACTACAAGGAACACAGGACGATTGCCAAAAACGTGAATTTCGGCACGTTCTATGGGCTGTTCCCCAGAGGACTGCAAAAGACGCTGAAATTCAAGGCAGGGGTTGAAAAACAGCTAAGTGAATGTGAGGACATTCTCTTTAACCTCAAGCACGGATACAAAGGTTTGACGGCATGGCAGGAAGAAACGAAAGCGGAAGCCGCAAGGCGACTGTATTCCGAAACCTGGCTCGGCAGGCGCAGGTACCTTCCCGGCATTGCTTCGGATAACTGGGGTCAGAAGTCCTTTGCGGAGCGGTGCTCACTGAACACACCTATCCAAGGAACGGCAGCGGATATTCTGAAACTCGCCATCACAAGGATACTTGCCGGGCTGCCGGAGCGGAAATGGCTGCGGCCCATCCTTCAGATACACGATGAGCTGACTTTCATTATCCCGGAGGACAGGCTGTCGGAAGCGGTGGATTTTGTCCTCGCCTGTATGGAAGAAAAGCCTTTCCCGGAATTTGACCTTCCGCTGGTCGCGGAGGCTTCCGCAGGGCCGACCTTTGGAAGGATGGAAGAACTGGAGGACTGATGATGTACAAAAATAGCGAAGGCTATGCCGATCCGACCGCGGGAGCGGCAATCAGCCGGATTATGAAGGAATATCAGGAGCAGCAAAAACAGCGTTATGCCGACAAGAACCGCCGGAAGATCTATGTGGCTTCCAGATACGCCGGCGACGTGGACGCAAATGTCGCGGCGGCGATACGGTACTGCCGCCGTGTAATTGATGAGGGACATATGCCGATTGCGAGCCACCTTCTGTATCCGCAAATACTGAACGACGACAATCCAAACGAACGCGAACTGGGGCTGCTGTTTGGCCTGGCGCTTCTCCGCCTGTGCGATGAGGTGTGGGTATTCGGCGCGGTTTCACCGGGTGTCGCTCGGGAGATTGAAGAGGCGGAGCGGCTGAAAAAAAGGCTGCGATATTTTAAGGAGGCGGACGTATGAACGCGACGGCAACCGATGTTCTCGGCAGTTTGTTTAATCCCTCCGATACCGTCTGCTTCCGCGTCTTTGACGATAAGAAGGATGGCGTGTTTAAAGGGGCAAAGCTGTCGTGCGAATGCGGGAAATACAAGAGCATAGAAGTAACGCTCAAAAATCACAACGCTATGAACCGCGGTATCTTTTTCGTGGTCAACTACGGCGGGCATGACGATGAGTCGATTACGCGGATCAACGCGCAGTTTGTGGAGATGGACAAGGACAGCTTTGATGAGCAGCAGAAAAAGATTGACGCATTCCCTCTCCCTCCGTCCATGATTATCAAAACGCAGAAATCCTTCCACGCATACTGGTTTATGGATTCCACCGCCAAGGTTGGGCGGTTCCGCATGATACAGACGCAGCTTGTGAAGCATTTTGACGGAGACCCCATGTGCGTCAACGAGTCAAGGGTGATGCGGCTGCCCGGATTTATGCACTGCAAAAAGGATACTCCCGTAGAGGTAACCTGCGTCAGTTTCCATCCCGAACGCAAATACACGCAGGATCAGATGTCGGACGTGCTGCCGGAGGTTGACCTTGTACCCGTGGAGAAAAAGAGCGGCACGGAGAAAGGCATCGACCAAGTCATGCGTTCGTGTGTTTTCATGCAGCATTGCCGTGACGACGCGGCATCCCTGTCGGAACACGACTGGTATGCCATGATAACGAACCTCGCTCCTTTTGAGGGCGGCACGAAGATGATACACGACCTTTCGGCTCCCTATCCCGGGTACACAGAAAACAACACGCAGAAGAAAATCAATCATTTCCTGGAAAGCGGCACAAATCCCATCACCTGCAAGACCATTTGCGAGAAGGGCTTCCAGTGCCCGAAGTTCGCAGCCGGCGAATGCCCGGTGAAGTCCCCAGCAGCGTGGTGCTATCAGCCGATGAGTGCGGACCTCCTGCTGGACATCCTGCAGAGGCTTCCCGTGACGGGTGAAGCAATCAAGGATCTGCAGACGGCAAAGCAATTCATATCGGAATATCTGTATAACCAGGACGCAGTGACGGCGGATGTGATCATCAATTCCGAAATCCGCGACCATTTTAAGCTGAAAACAACGTTTCTGAAGTCGCTGAACACCGTATTCAAGGATGTCAGCAAGGCGTACCAAGCAAGCAAAAGCGCAAAAAGGGCCAGAGCGGGTGCGGCGGTACCGGAGTGGTATGAGCCAAACGAGAAGGGCCTGCGATTCCTGCCGGGCGTGCTTGCTAAAAACCTGGCGGAGGAAAAACAGGTGTTCTATGCCGCGGAGCAGCATTTTCATTATCGCGGCGGTGTTTATCTGGAAATGTCCGAAATGGAGGCACAGCGGCTCGTGCAGGAAAAAATGCTGGTGCGGGAAACAAAGATGTCGCAGATCGTTGACGCGGAGAAACAGTGGCGGCTCCTGATTCAGCGGGATATTCGTGAACTGAATGCCAATCCGTACATCATCAACGTCCGCAACGGCTTATACAACGTTCTGGAGGATACGCTGACGGAACACACGCCGGATTATTGCTCTACAGTACAGCTGAACGTGACCTACGATAAAAAGGCGGACTGCCCTCGGTTCAAAAAGTTTCTGGCGGAGTCGATGGGCGGCGATATGGAGCAGGTCGGCCTGATACAGGAGATGCTGGGCTATTTCCTGATCCCCGTCAACTCGGCACAGAAGTGCTTTGTTATCGTAGGAGCCGCGTCAGCCGGCAAGTCCGTACTGCTCCGTGTGCTGAACGATGTGCTGCTCGGCAAGCAGAACGTGTCCAATGTGTCATGGCAGGCGCTGAACGAGCGCTTTAAGACGGCGGAGCTTTTTGGCAAGCTGGCGAACATCTTCGCCGACCTGCCCACGAAGAACATCGACGATAACGGCATTTTCAAGGCACTTGTGGGCGAGGATTATCTGACGGTGGAAAAAAAGAACAAGAATCCGTTCAGCTTCCAGTCGAGCGCAAGGCTTCTCTTTTCCTGCAACAGCATCCCAAAAAATTATGGCGACCGCTCCGAGGGCTTTTATCGCAGGCTCATTATCATACGCTTCAATCACACCGTGCCAAAGGAAAAGCGCGACCCGGAACTGCTGGAGAAATTCCGCACGGAGGCGGACGGCATTTTCCTGTTCGCGTTGGAAGGTCTGCGCAGGCTGATGAACCATCATTATCTGTTCTCTGAAACGCAGGTCAATGCAAACGAGCTGCAGCAGTACCGGGAGGAGTCGGATTCCGTGCTGTCCTTCCTAAAGGAATACTGCGAATTGGATGCCGCGTATTCGGTCGGCTCGACGGAACTGTTCAATGCATACAAGGGATATTGCGAGGAATGCGGCTTGAAACCGTACTCACAGAAGAACTTCGTGCAGCAGATTACGGCGGCGTACCCCAATGTGACGCGGGACATTGACCGCATGGCGAAAAGGCGCATTCTGGCGGGAATAAGGCTCGGAGAGGTGCTGGGATGACGAATCCCGGCTGCCTCTCCACGAGCATCTTCGGAACACGAGAACACGTTGGAACACCAAAATCCTATCTCTCTATATATAATACAAAAAAATATATACCCCATATTTTTCACGATAAAAAATACAGTAAAATGGGATTTTTCGTGTTCCATGTGTTCCAAGCGTTGAAAATACGGAGGTTTTTGGAACAGATGAAAGAGGCGGACATCGTAAAAGCAATCATGAAGTACCTTAAAACCGTGCCGGGGTGCTTCTGCTGGAAAGAGCACGGCGGTATGTACGGGACGGCGGGCATTCCCGATATCATTGCCTGCATTAACGGCCGGTTCTTCGGCTTCGAGGTCAAGACCGACAGCGGCAGGTCTACGAAGCTTCAGGAAGCGACCATCCGAAAAATCCTCGCGGCCGGCGGCACTGCGCTGGTGGTGCGTTCGGTGGACGAGGTGCGAACCGCGGTAAACGGTTCTCCGCACTGATACAAAGATACATCGCTCCGATGCAACGATGCCTATTTCCAATCTTAGGAGGTATCGCATATGAGCGACATTACAAATTATGAGAACCTTGCGAACGCCATCATTCTCCAGGCAGTGAAGGATTACCGGGTGGCTTTGAAATGCATTAAAGCAAATCCGAGAAACAAATCCGCGCTGGCGGACAAAGGCGAAATAGAAAGATTTTTTCGTTCGCGTTGGTTTTCGGTACTTACGAGTGTAGACGGCGGGATGCTGATCCGCTCCCTGCAGAAGGAGGTGGGCGCATGACCGCAAAAGAATATTTGAACCAGGCGCGGCACCTGGACGCACTCATCAACTGCCGCCTGCGTGAGATTGACTACTGGAGGGAACTATCGAGCGGCATCTCAGGCAGCAATTTTGAACCGCACTACAATCCAAACAAGCCGACAGAAGCCCCTTTTGTCCGGTGTCTTGAGAAAATCGACGCCATCCAGCGGGATGTGGCGGAAAAGGTGGCATACCTTATCAGTCTGCGGGACGAAATAAACTCCCGCATCGATATGCTGGACAGCCATGAGGAGCAGATTCTTCTCCGTTACCGTTACCTTGACGGTTTCTCCTGGGAAGAGATCGAACACATGATGTGCGTATCGAAAAGTACCGTGCATAGAATTCATGGGTCAGCTCTTCAAAATTTCCCCATGCCGGATTAAAAGTTGGCACTCTTTGAGACCTTTTGGGACAGTATGGCACACCCGTCCTGTGATATCATTACAATAGCGAAGTAGAATACAGAACGGCCTTCATGGGAGCAATCCTGTGAGGGCTTTTTGTATGTCCGAAGGAGGTGGCGCAGTGCCAAGAAAACCAAAGCGTCCATGCTCCTACCCCGGCTGTCCCAACCTCACGGACGGGCAGTACTGCGAGGAGCATCAGCGGCTTGCCGCACAGCAGTACAACAAATACACACGCAGTCCCGACACAAACAAAAAGTACGGCAGAGCTTGGAAGCGGATCCGCGACCGCTACGCCGCGGCGCATCCGCTGTGCGAGCGGTGCCAGAAGGAAGGACGGCTGACACCTGTGGAAGAGGTGCATCACATTCTGCCCGTCTCTCAAGGCGGTGACCACAGGGAAAGCAACCTTATGAGCCTCTGCCAGTCCTGCCACACAAAAATTCATCTTGAAATGGGTGACAGGCAGATCCGCGGCTGACCGGCGGGGGTATCAAAATCTCTACACCCGCTTCAAGCGGACAGCGGCGCGGGGCTTCGTGTACGAAAATTCCGGTTCAAACAGGGGATTAACCCCTGCCCGGCTTAACGCTGCCGGCAAAGGAGGTGCGGGTTGTGGCAAAAGACGGAACCTATCGAGGCGGCAGACGTGTCCGGGCCGGCGACAAGCCGGCTCCCGCCGCGGAGAAAATCAACAGCGGACACAAAGCAAGAATCATGAACAACGATGTGCCGGAACTTGATTACGACGAGCTTGAAGCGGTCGACCTGCCGGAAGGCGCGGTGCTCGAAGGTGCGGATATGCCAAAGCCCGATGAATACCTGTCGGCAAAGCAGAAAAACGGCCAGCCGCTCGGTGCGGACATCATCTACAAGGAAACCTGGCTGTGGCTGAAGGAACGCCGCTGCGAGAACCTTGTAAACAAACGGCTCATCGAATCCTACGCGCAGGCGTTTGCCCGGTATATCCAGTGCGAGGACGCAATCAGCACTTTCGGTCTTTTGGGAAAGCATCCGACGACCGGCGGCGTGGTGACGTCTCCGTTCGTGCAGATGTCGCAGCAGTATCAGAAAACAGCAAATCTCATCTGGTATGAAATTTTTGACGTGGTGAAACAGAACTGCACGGAAGATTTTGAGGGAAATCCGAATGACACGATGGAGCGCCTGCTCCGCGCCCGGAAAGGAATATAGATGAACACACAAAGATTAGAACAGGTACCCATTGATAAGCTGGTGCCCTATGCCCGGAACGCCCGGACGCACAGCAAGGAGCAGATTGCACAGCTGAGAAGCTCCCTGCGTGAATTCGGATTCGTTTCTCCCGCGGTCATTGACCACGACTATAACATTCTTGTCGGCCACGGCAGAATCAAGGCCGCCCGCGAGGAAGGCTACGAAACCGTTCCCTGCGTATTCGCCGAGAACCTTACGGACGCGCAAAAACGGGCGTATATCCTTGCCGACAACCAGCTGGCGCTGAATGCCGGATGGGACGAGGAAATGCTGTCGGTCGAATTGTCCGACCTGCAGGATAACGCATTCGACCTCTCGCTTCTCGGCTTCGACGAAAAGGAGCTTGAGAAATTACTGGGCGGCGGAACCGATAAGGACATCGAGGATGACGACTTCGACCTGAGCGCTGCCTTGGAAAAGGCATCCTTTGTAGAGCCGGGCGACATCTGGACAGTCGGACGGCACAGGCTGATATGCGGCGACGCCACCTCCGCCGATGATGTAGCAAAACTCATGGACGGAAAGCGCGCAAACCTCATCCTGACAGACCCGCCCTACGGCGTTTCCTTCAAGGCATCGGACGGCTTGACCATCCAGAACGACAGTCTGAAGGGCGAAGATTTTTACAATTTTCTGCTCTCGGCTTTCAAAAACATGGCGGACCATCTTGAAAAGGGCGGCGCGGCCTATTGCTTTCATGCGGACACTGAGGGGCTGAATTTCAGAAAGGCATTCATTGACGCCGGGTTCCATTTGGCGGGCGTCTGCATCTGGGTGAAGAATTCCCTGGTGCTGGGACGCTCGGATTATCAGTGGCAGCACGAACCTGTGCTTTACGGCTTTCTGCAAAACGGCAGGCACCCGTGGTACGCCGACCGCAGGCAGACCACCATCTGGAATTATGACAAGCCAAAGCGGAACAAGGATCACCCGACGTCGAAGCCGCTTGACCTGCTCGGCTGCCCGATACAGAACTCCTCGCAGGAAAATGCCGTCGTCATCGACACATTCGGCGGTTCCGGCTCTACGCTGATGGCTTGCGAGCAGTTGAACCGCACCTGCATGATGATGGAGCTTGATCCGAAATACGCATCCGTTATCCTTCGCCGGTATGTGGAAAACACGTCCGACACGGAAAATGTGTATGTAGTCCGAAACGGCGAAAAGCTGATGTATGCAGACCTTGTCAAGGAGGTGGAACTGCCGGATGGAACCTAACCTGACGCTCGGCAGCCTCTTTGACGGTTCCGGCGGATTCCCGTTAGGCGGCTTGATTTCCGGGATTACCCCTTTGTGGGCTTCGGAAATTGAGCCGTTTCCTATTCGCGTGACCACCAAAAGGATGCCATTCATGAGACACGGCGGCGATGTGTCCGCTATTAACGGCGCAGAACTTCCGCCCGTGGATATCATCACTTTCGGCTCGCCCTGTCAGGATATGAGTATTGCGGGCAAGCGTGAAGGTCTGGACGGCAACCGCTCCGGGCTTTTCTATGAAGCCGTCCGAATCGTAAAAGAAATGAGGTGTGCAACCGATGGAAAATATCCCCGATACATCGTCTGGGAGAATGTTCCCGGCGCGTTCAGTTCAAACAAGGGCGCGGACTTCCAATCCGTCCTCGAAGAAATCTGCTCGGTCAAAGGATACGAAATTCATACTCCTCGACCTGCGAAGTGGCCGGCCGCCGGAGAGATCATGGCGGACGATTTCAGTCTCGCATGGCGGGTATTTGATGCGCAGTACTGGGGAGTGCCCCAGCGCAGAAAACGCATCTATCTTGTCGCAGATTTTGCAGGCGGATGTGCCGGAAAAATATTATTTGAGTCCGAAGGCGTGTCTGGGTATACTCCGCAGGGCTTCCGCTCGTGGCAAGGAACTGCCGGAACTGCTGAAAAAAGCACTGGAGCGGCAGGCACAATCTGCTTAAACGACCAAGGCGGCAGTCGGATGGATGTGACGGACGGTGTCACCTGCACCCTGCGGGCGGAGGCGCACCATCCTCCCTGTGTGATGGGTTCCGCAGGATTTTGCACGGAACACTCAGCAAACGCACGGAGCATCGGCTATGAAGAGGAAAAATCCCCTACGCTCCGTGCCGGAACGGTTCCTGCGGCGGTTTTTGAAAATCATTCACAGGATACACGCTACACAGGCCCGCTTGATGTGGCACAGACGGTACTTTCTACTTACGGCACGGGCGGAAACAACCAGCCCTTTGTGGTGGAAACCCCAAAGACGCTGAAAATTAGAACTGGCTGTAAAGGCGGCGGCAAGGGGGCCTTGATTCAGGAAAACAAATCCGCAACGCTCTCCTGCAACAATGACCAGACAGTGTTTGTGCCGTTTGTAAAAGGCACCCGTCCGCATTCTCCCGATGAGGGTCAGCAGTGGAAAAATTCCGATACGGCGAACACGCTGAACACACACGATGTCGGAGAATCACGGTGCAACGAACTGGCGGTCAAGGTTTACGGCATCTGCTCCAAGCAGAGTCACTCCATGCTGTCGGATAATCCCCACAGCGGTTTCTATGAAGCGGAAACTTCACGGACTCTGGATTCCGGCGGCGGCAACCCTGCCTGCAATCAAGGAGGCATGGCCGTAGTGGCTGTTCAAGGCTCCATGATCGGAAGAGCTGACAAGAACGGTCCTCAGGGCAGCGGTGTGAATGAAGATGTGTCTTTTACGCTGGACGCCGCCGACCGTCACGCTGTGGCATACTGCATGACCACCGGCTCCTATGCTCAGGCATTAAAGGAGCAATCCCCGACGCTGATGGCGCGGGATTTTAAGGATCCGCCTGTTGTCAACGAAACAGAGCCTTACTACATCGTCCGCAGGCTGACGCCGACCGAGTGCGCCAGACTACAGGGATTCCCGGACTGGTGGTGCAGTGACCTTGGCACGGAGAAGCCTTCTGGAGAGGAAATCAAATTCTGGACGGATGTGTTTGAAACGCATCGGACAGTTATGGGGACATCCTCAAAGCCGAAGACCAGAAACCAGATTATCAAATGGCTGAAAAATCCGCACTCCGATTCCGCTGAATACAAGATGTGGGGCAACGGCGTGGCGCTTCCCAATGTGGTGTTTGTGCTTTCCGGCATTGTGTATTACGCACAGCTTGAGGGCGAATAATCCGGCAGCTATTCTACAGCAAAATGTGCGAAAACCGCTTGCTATTTCAGGGGTTCAGAGCGAATATGTGACTACCAAAAACAAAGGAGGTTTTCGCACATGGAAATCAGATACAATGTGACGGGCAGCGAAAGGAAACGGTTGGCGGATTACATCGCCGGGTTCCTCGGCTGCGAAAAGAAGTACCTTGGCGTACCAAGCTGTGCCTACCATGTAGGCTATATGGAAATCAGCAAGAACGGTACGGTCAGCTTCGATGACAGAGCCGACAGCAAGGAAATTGAGACTCTGCTGGAGGAACTTGCACAGGAAGGCTTTCACGCAGAGCCTGCAGAGCCGCAGGGCGGCGACGAACAGCCCTCCGAGGAAAAGTCCGAAGCTGCCGACACTGCGCCACAGGGCGAAACTGTGGGGCTGACAGTTGAGATTCCGCTGGACAAGGTGGCGGTTGGCAATCTTACAAACCTGCTGAAAGCAAAGGACAGCCTTATCAAGAAAGCATTGGGGATTGAATCCACAGCGATTGAAATGACAGAGGATAAAGTTGTATTTCCATGGTTTCGCACTTGCCCGAATGCCGATGCGGTCAAAGCCTACACTCATTTCATTTCCGCTCTTTGCGAAATGGCAAGGCACGCCAAGCGTGTGACTGCCACAGAAAAAGAGGTCACCAACGAGAAATATGCATTCCGCTGTTTTCTCCTCCGGCTGGGATTTATCGGAACGGAATACAAAGCAGAACGAAAAATCCTGCTGAAAAACCTCACGGGTTCCTCAGCGTTTAAAAATGGAGGTGCTGACCATGCGCTTTCCGAGTAGAGAAATTGTCGAGCGCGTTCGCAAAGAATATCCCGCAGGCACCCGCGTGGAGCTTATTAAAATGGACGATGCGCAGGCCCCGCCCGCCGGTACAAAAGGCACGGTTATGGGCGTAGATGACACCGGAAGTCTGCTCGTCCACTGGGACAACGGCAGCGGTCTGAATGCGGTTTACGGCGAGGATATCGTAAAGAAGCTCGATACCGTCACGACTATCTGCTGCAGAGAGAAAAAGGTGTGGGATTCCCGCAAGGAAGCCGCCGATTTTTTTCTTGAGGCTATCGCAGGCTCGGAAGGTGCGGAATGCGAACGCTATACCACCATCTACACCAAGTTGGTATCGGGACTGGAGGTGTGCAGCGATGACGCAGACGATTAAGGAGCAGATACTCGAAATCCGCGACACGGGGCTTACAAATATGTTCGATGTGAACATGGTGCAGAGACTTGCTTATGAGCGTGATTTCTACGAACTGGTTACATGGCTGGAGGAACACCGAAAGGAATATGTCCGTTTCATTCTGACTGGCGGGGAGAAGTAATATACACAATTCCCGCAGCGGATATCCGGCACATATATTTCGCGGAAATGACTTGCTTTTCCGGGCGTTCAGAGTGATATATGTACATGCCGAAAGACACACAACACTTTTTCAGGGAGGAACCCATGATGGATTACAGGCAGATGATTCGAGAACAGCTTGGCGAAGGCTGGCGCTTTATCAAAGCATACAATGCCTTTGAAAACGGTGAGATGCGCATCATTGCGGCGGACGAAACCGGACGGGAGCACCGCTACATTCTGGTCGACGGGAAGCTGACCGAGAAACCGTAAGGAGGACGCGGCCATGTGGAGCGAAGGCATTCTCACAGGCCCGACAACGGGCAATAGGTACAAATACTGGGTAAAGCACTACGAAGAACCGAGCGAGGCGTTCGGCATCGACGGCGGCAAAATAAGCAAACTCACCATCCGCAAGCTGAACGACAGCCGCGACGTCGTGAACTACGACAGGGGCTGGGACGTGCATTGTCCCGACGACTACGAGGTCAAGGCGGTATACGCCGCCATCCTCGAAAAGTACAACTAACCACGGAAACAGCCGAGGGCGCCCCCATATGGGGCTGTCTCTCGTTTCAAAATATTTTTCAAAAAGGTGTTGACATTGACGTTACGTCATAGTTTACAATAAGATTCAAGGAGGAAACGTCAATGGAATACACCATCAACCAGCTTGCAAAACTGGCAGGCGTCAGCACCCGGACGCTTCGCTATTATGACCAGTGCGGCCTGCTCCCGCCCAAGGCCGTGCGCTCCAATAGGTACCGGATTTACGGGGAAACGGAGGTAAACCGGCTCCAGCAGATTTTATTCTACCGGGAACTGGGCGTGGAACTGTCGGAAATCGGGCGCATTTTGGCGGAGAAGGATTTTGACGGGCTGTCCGCCCTGCAGAGCCATCTTTCCGCTCTGCGAGAGAAGCGCGCCCGGCTGGACCGACTGATCGGCAATGTACAGAAAAGCATTTCGGCAATGAAGGGAGAAGCGGAAATGACAGATGAGGAAAAATTCGAGGGCTTCAAGGAAAAGCTGATTTCGGACAACGAGCAAAAATACGGAAGGGAAATCCGGGAAAAATACGGGGACGAATCCGTCGACCGTTCGAACGCCAAGCTCAAAAACATGACCAAAGAGCAGTACGGCGAACTGGAAGCCCTGACGCAGGAACTGAACCGCACCCTGAAGGCGGCCTTCGAACAGGGCGACCCCGGAAGCGAGCTGGCGCAAAAAGCCTGCGCGCTCCACAAGAGGTGGCTTTGCTTTTACTGGGACCATTACAGCAAAGAAGCGCACAGGGGCGTTGCGAAGATGTATGTAGACGACCCGCGGTTCACCGCGTATTATGACGCCATCGCGCCCGGATGCGCCGTGTTTTTAAGGGATGCGGTACAGATTTTCTGCGCGTAACAACAAACAAAATTATTCAGGCAAAAGGTGACGGACACAACAGTCCGCCGCCTTTTTTGTGCGCATTTTTACGGAAAGGAGGCGGTGCGCCGTGCGAAAGCTGAAGAAATACAAGCCTACCAGATTCATGGCAAAAACCTCGCGCTACGATGAAAAAGCCGCGGATTATGCCGTCCTGTTCATTGAATCCCTCTGCCACACCAAAGGCACCTGGGCGGGCAAGCCCTTTGAGCTCATTGACTGGCAGGAGCAGATTGTAAGGGACATCTTCGGTATTTTGAAAAAGAACGGCTACCGGCAGTTCAACACGGCATACATCGAGATACCGAAGAAACAGGGCAAATCGGAACTGGCGGCCGCGGTTGCACTGCTCCTCACCTGCGGGGACGGCGAGGAGCGCGCCGAGGTGTACGGCTGTGCCTCCGACCGGAATCAGGCGAAAATCGTATTTGATGTTGCCGTGGACATGGTGCGCTTTTGTCCGGCGCTGGCCAAGCGCGTGAAGATACTGGAATCGCAGAGAAAACTGGTGTATAAGCCGACCAACAGCTTCTATCAGGTGCTTTCGGCGGATGTGGCGAACAAGCACGGCTTCAACACCCACGGCGTGATATTCGATGAGCTGCACACCCAGCCCAACAGAAAGCTGTTTGACGTCATGCTGCAAGGCTCCGGCGACGCAAGGATGCAGCCGCTGTATTTCCTGATTACGACGGCGGGCAATGATACAAATTCCATCTGCTATGAGGTGCATCAGAAAGCCCTTGACATCCAGACGGGGCGCAAAGTCGACCCCACCTTCTATTCCGTGATTTACGGTGCGGCGGAGGATGCGGACTGGACAGATCCGGAAGTTTGGAAGAAAGCCAATCCCTCCCTGGGCATCACGGTCGGCATCGACAAGGTGAAAGCTGCCTGCGATTCCGCAAAGCAGAATCCCGGCGAGGAGAACGCGTTCCGACAGCTCCGCCTCAATCAATGGGTAAAACAGTCGGTGCGCTGGATGCCGATGGAGAAATGGGACGCCTGCGCGTTCCCCGTCGATGAGGAAAGCCTTGAAGGGCGCGTCTGCTACGGCGGGCTTGACCTCTCCAGCACAACGGACATTACGGCTTTTGTTCTGGTGTTCCCGCCGCAGGATGAAGCGGACAAATACAGTGTCCTTCCGTACTTCTGGATTCCGGAGGAAACGGTCGCTCTGCGTGTCCGCCGGGACCATGTTCCCTATGACTTATGGGAGCGGCAGGGACTGATCATGACCACGGAAGGCAATGTCGTGCATTACGGCTACATCGAGAAATTCATTGAGCGGCTCGGAGAAAAATACAACATTCGTGAAATCGCTTTTGACCGATGGGGCGCTGTGCAGATGGTGCAGAACCTTGAGGGCATGGGCTTTACAGTCATTCCGTTCGGTCAGGGCTTTAAGGATATGTCACCGCCCACCAAGGAACTGATGAAGCTGACATTGGAAGAAAAAATCGCCCACGGCGGGCATCCTGTTCTCAGATGGAATATGGACAACATTTTTATCCGCACCGACCCTGCCGGCAACATCAAGGCGGATAAGGAGAAATCAACCGAAAAGATTGACGGCGCGGTCGCCACCATCATGGCGCTTGACCGTGCCATCCGCTGCGGCAACGATACGGGCGAGAGCGTTTACGACACCAGAGGACTTCTGGTGTTTTAGGAAGGAGCATGATTTTTATGGGAATCTTCAGCGGCTTGTTCCGCTCAAGGGATAAGCCTGAAAACAGAACCCCGGGCAGCAGCTATGCCTTTTATCTCGGCGGCTCTTCCTCCGGCAAGCTGGTGACCGAGCGCTCCGCGATGCAGATGACGGCGGTGTATGCCTGTGTGCGCATCCTGTCGGAAGCGATTGCGGGGCTTCCCCTCCACCTCTATCGTTACAAGGAGGACGGCGGCAAGGAAAAAGCCATCGGTCATCCGTTATACCTTCTGCTCCATGACGAGCCGAATCCTGAGATGAGTTCATTCGTGTTCCGGGAAACGCTGATGACTCATCTTTTGTTATGGGGAAACGCCTATGCCCAGATTATTCGCAACGGCAAAGGACAGGTCATTGCCCTGTATCCGCTGATGCCGAATAAAATGACGGTCAACCGTGACACGAACGGACAGCTGTATTACCAGTACCAGCGGTCGTCCGATGAGGCGCACACCATGAAGGGCAGTACGGTAATTCTTCAGCCTTCCGATGTGCTTCATATTCCGGGGCTTGGCTTTGACGGGCTGGTGGGCTATTCGCCCATCGCAATGGCAAAGAACGCCATCGGGCTTGCGATTGCCACAGAGGAATACGGCAGCAAGTTCTTCGCCAACGGCGCGGCGCCGAGCGGTGTCCTGGAGCATCCCGGGACTATCAAAGACCCCAGCAAGGTGCGTGAAAGCTGGCAGCAGACCTTCGGCGGCTCGGCGAACAGCAACAAGATCGCCGTGCTGGAGGAAGGGATGAAATACACGCCCATCTCCATTTCACCGGAGCAGGCGCAGTTTTTGGAAACACGCAAGTTCCAGATCAACGAGATTGCACGGATTTTCCGTGTGCCGCCGCATATGGTCGGCGACCTGGAAAAGTCCAGCTTCTCCAACATTGAACAGCAGAGTCTGGAATTTGTGAAGTATACGCTGGACCCGTGGGTCATCCGCTGGGAACAGTCCATTCAGCGGCGGCTCCTGACTCCCGACGAAAAGAAAGCCTATTTCGTGAAATTCAATGTGGAGGGCCTGCTCCGCGGCGACTACGCCAGCCGCATGACCGGCTACGCGACGGCAAGGCAGAACGGCTGGATGTCGGCAAACGATATCCGGGAACTGGAGAACCTCGACCGCATCCCCGCAGAACAAGGCGGCGATCTGTATCTCATTAACGGTGCCATGACCAAGCTTGCCGATGCCGGCGCTTTCGCGGGTACAGACAACAACAGAGAGGAGGAACAATCCAATGAATACCAATCTACAGAACCAGAATCAGCGCCAGACGCGGGTACAGAATCTGAAGTCCGCATCAGAAAACGGGCGCGAAATGCCGGCGGCGGCTCGCCGCTTCTGGAACTGGGACAATGACGAAAACACCGGTATCCGCACCCTATACCTTGACGGCACTATTGCGGACGAAAGCTGGTTCGATGACGATATCACGCCGGCTGCGTTCCGCGCGGAGCTTTTCGCGGGAAGCGGCCCCATCACCATCTGGATCAATTCGCCCGGCGGCGACTGCATTGCCGCCAGCCAGATTTATACCATGCTGATGGACTACAAGGACGATGTGACCGTCAAGGTGGACGGCATCGCGGCGTCCGCGGCTTCGGTCGTGGCGATGGCGGGAACCAAAGTGCTGATGGCGCCCACCGCCCTGATGATGATTCACAATCCGGCGACGATGGCATTCGGCGACCATGCCGACATGGCAAAGGCAATTGATATGCTCTCCGAAGTCAAGGAAAGCATCATCAACGCCTATGAAATCAAGACGGGGCTTTCCCACGCACAGCTATCGCACATGATGGACGATACCACCTGGATGAACGCCAAAAAGGCCATCGAACTCGGCTTTGCGGACGATATCCTGACGGATGAAAAGCGCGGATCCACAGCGGACACCGAGGGATATGCGTTCTCCGCTTCAGCGGTGGAACGTTCCCTCATGAATAAGCTTTCCGGCAAAGCATCCCGCAAGCCGGAAAAACAACCAAAAGGGCGCCCGGTCGATGAACTGAAGGCGTCCCTTTACAAAAAACTGCTGTAAAGCAAGGAGGATTTTTATCATGACGATTACCGAAATGAGAAACAAAAGAGCCAAACTGTGGAATACGATGGAGGGCTTCCTCGATACCCACAGGAACGACATGGGCGTGCTGTCCGCGGAGGATGACGCCGCCTATGCCAAGATGGAGCATGACCTGGACAGCCTCACCAATGAAATCAAGCGCATGGAGCGCCGGGACGCCATCGAAGCGGAACTGAACAAGCCCGTGAACAGCCCTATTACTGAAGCGCCCGAACGTGCCGCGTCCCTCAAGCCGGAGAAAGCCGGCAGAGCTTCCGACGCCTACAAAGAGGACTTTGACCGCCACCTGCGCGGCAAAATCCAGCTGCACAACGTTCTGTCCGAGGGCGTGGACGCGGACGGCGGCTATCTGGTGCCGGAGGAATTTGAAACCCAGATTGTCACCGCCCTTACAGCAGAAAATGTGATCCGCTCCCTCGCCAAGGTTATCACCACACAGCACGAACGCAAGATTCCTATTGCCACGGGTCACTCCACGGCACAGTGGACCGCGGAGAACGCCGCATACACCGAGAGCAATCCGACCTTCGGGCAGAAGCAGATTGACGCCTTCAAGCTGACCGACCTCTGCCGCGTCAGCGTGGAGCTTCTGCAGGATTCCGCATTCGATATTGAAGATTACCTCATGAATGAATTTGCCAGAGCCTTCGGCATCGCCGAGGAGGAAGCCTTCTGCGTGGGAACCGGAACGAACCAGCCCACGGGCATTTTTACCGAAAACGGCGGCGCGGTCGGTGTGACCGCGGCGGCGCAGAATGCCATCACGGCGGACGAGTTGATCAGCCTTGTGTATGCGCTGAAATCCCCGTACCGCAGAAACGCCAAGTTCCTCATGAACGACGCAACCATCTCCGCCATCCGCAAGCTGAAGGACAGCAACGGCGTGTATCTGTGGCAGCCCTCCCTGCAGGCGGATGAACCTGACAAGCTGCTCGGCTACGATTTGTACACCTCTCCTTACGCGCCGGCAATTGCGGCAGGCGCCTATACCGTGGCGTTCGGCGATTTCAAGAACTATTGGATCGGCGACCGCGCAGGCCGTACCGTTCAGCGTCTGAACGAACTGTATGCCACCAACGGCCAGATCGGCTATGTGGCTACGGAGCGCGTGGATGGCAAAGTGATTCTGACGGAAGGCATCCAGCTTCTGCAGATGAAGGCAGGCTCTTAATCAAGGAAGGAGGCGGCGGGAATGGACACCCTGCTTGAAAAAGTCAAAGCGAATCTGATTCTTTCGCATACGGAAGACGACGAGCTCCTCCAGATGTACATCACCGCCGCCGTCCGTTATGCCGAAAGCTATCAGCACATCCCGGAAGGGTTCTACACGGAAAACGAAATGACACCAACTACCGAACAGGCGGTCATTATGCTGGCATCGCATTTCTATGAAAGCCGCGACGGTTCGACGGGCGGCTTTTTTGCCGATTCCGTGCAGGCGGGCCGGCAGGTCTGGGAAACGGTCAATCTGCTTTTGCGGCTTGACCGGGATTGGAAGGTATAGCGATGAGTTTTGGAAAAATGAACAGCTTCATCGACATCATCTCCAACGCGCCGGTCAAGGATGAGGACGGCTTTGTCACGCAGGGCGACACGGTTCTTGCTTCCGTCCGCGCCTACAAGGAGGACCGAAACGGCTCGGAGCGCTGGGCGAACATGGCGGTCTTTTCCGAAGCGTCCGTGCTGTTCCGCTTCCGCAAAATCCCCGGTATCGAGGTCAGTCCGTCTCTCTTCATCGTCTGCGAGGAGAAACGGTATCGAATTACCAGCGTGGAGGACGTGCGTGGACGCGGAATGTATGTGGAGTGTTTATGTGAGCTGGTGGAAGGGAGCGTGAATTGATATGGCAAAAGCGGAAATCAAAATGCCGGAGGACTTTCTGCTGAAGGTTTCCCGGCTGAATGAAAAGACGGACGAAATCCTTCCGAAAGTTCTCGAAGCCGGCGGGCAGGTGGTGCTGGAGCGGGTAAAGTCCAACCTCTCCGCTGTCGTCGGCAAAGGCACGAAAATTCCGAGCCGCTCCACCGGCGAACTGGAAAGCGCGCTGGGACTGTCGCCCGCCAAGCCTAAACGGGACGGATCGGGCTGGGACATCAAGGTCGGCTTTGCCGAGCCGCGCCCGGGTGGCGGCAGTAACGCAAAAATCGCCAACATCCTCGAGTATGGCCGGCACGGCCAGCCGCCCAAGCCCTTTCTCAAACCGGCGAAAACCCAGAGCCGCAAAACCTGCATCGAAACGATGAAATCAAAGCTGGACGAGGAGGTGCGGAAAATATGAGCGTGCTTTCAGAACTCAATACGATTCTCACGCCCATTCTCCCGGTGGAGACGGGCGTTTTTTCCGGCGTTCCGCCCGACGAATATCTGGTGCTGACGCCGCTGGCGGACGATTTCGCCCTGTTCGGCGACAACGCGCCGCTGATGGATGTGTCCGAGGTGCGGATTTCGCTCTTTTCCAAGGGCAATTACCTGCAACGCAAACGGCAGATTACGCAGGCGCTTTTGAACGCTGGTTTTACCATCACGGCACGCACCTATGTCGGGCATGAGGACGACACCGGCTATCACCACTACGCGATTGACATCGCGCAGTCTTATGAAACGGAGGAATAATACATGGCTACCATTGGAATGGATAAGCTCTATTACGCAAAAATCACCGAAGCCGAGGATGGCGAGGAAACCTATGACACCCCGGAAATTCTCGCAAAAGCCATCTCGGCGGAATTGTCCGTGGAACTTGCCGAAGCGACCCTTTACGCCGATGACGGCGCGTCGGAGGTGGTCAAGGACTTCAAATCAGGCACGCTGACGCTGGGCGTGGACGATATCGGCATCACGGCCGCACAGAATCTCACCGGCGCTTTGGCGGACAACAACGGGGTTCTGATTTCCGCCGGCGAGAACATCGCCCCGCCTGTGGCAATCGGCTTCCGCGCCCTGCGGGCCAACGGCAAGTACCGCTACTTCTGGCTGTACCGCGTCATTTTCGGCATTCCGGCGACTAACCTGCAGACTAAAGGCGATTCCATCACCTTTCAAACGCCCAGCATTGAAGGCACGGTCATGCGCCGCAACAAGCCGGACACCAAGGGAACGCACCCGTGGAAGGCGGAGGTTTCCGAGGGCGCTTCCGGTGTGACGACCGAAACCATCTCCGGCTGGTTCGGGCAGGTGTACGAACCCACCTACACTGAAGCGACGTCGGGCGAATAAGGAGGGATGACGCATGGAAAACGAACGAAGTGCCGTAATTACAATCGGCGGAAAAGAGTATGAACTGATTCTCACCACCCGCGCCACCAAGGAAATCGCGCGGCGCTACGGTGGGCTGGAGAACCTTGGGGAAAAGCTGATGAAGTCCGAAAATTTCGAGATGGCGCTGGATGAAATCATCTGGCTTCTTACCCTGTTGGCGAATCAGTCCATCCTCATCCATAACCTCAAAAACAAGGACGCCCCGCAGGAGCTGCTCACCGAGGAGGACGTGGAACTGCTGACCTCGCCGCTGGATCTGGCGGCGTACAAAAACGCCATCACCGAGGCGATGTTCAAGGGAACGGCACGGAATGTGGAGAGTGAGGAGGAAACCTCCTCAAAAAACGCGGAAGTCGGGTAAACACGGAAGAGATGTTTACCCGGCTTTTGTATTACGGAACAGTGCAGATGGGCATGGGCGCGGAGGCATTTTGGCTGATGCCCATCGGCCTGTTTCTGGATTTATGGGCCTGTCACAAGCAGTTTCTCGGCATGGAAAAGCCGAAACGGACCTTTTCCATTGATGATATCATCCCGCCGGGGATTTAACAGGGAGGTGAGCGGCAGATGGCAGATAATTTCGGCCTGAAAATCGGCGTGGAGGGCGAAAAGGAGTTCAAAAAGGCGCTCTCGGACATCAATCAAAGCTTCAAGGTCCTCGGCTCGGAAATGACGCTTGTCACCAGCCAGTTTGACAAGCAGGACAAATCCGTGCAGGCGGCCGCCGCCCGGAATGAAGTCCTTAATAAGCAGATCGACGCCCAAAAGACGAAAATCGAAACCCTGCGCGCCGCTCTGCAAAACGCCTCCGACTCCTTCGGCGAAAACGACCGCCGCACCCAGAACTGGCAGATTCAGCTGAACAAGGCGCAGGCTGAACTGAACGATATGGAGCGCGAGCTGTCAGAATCCGCCGAGGGCGCGGACAATTTGGGAGATGAACTCAAGGAAAGCGGCGACGAGGCGGAGAAGTCCGGTTCCAAGTTTGAAAAGCTGGGCAGCGTTCTCAAGGGCGTCGGCGTGGCGATGGGCGCGGTCGTGGTCGCCGCAGGTGCCGCCGCCGTCAAGCTCGGCAAGGAAGTCGTCGCCGCTTACGCCGACTACGAACAGCTGGTGGGCGGCGTGGATACGCTGTTCAAGGATTCCAGCGCGGCCGTCCAGAGCTATGCCGCCAACGCCTTCAAAACCGCCGGCATGTCCGCCAACGAGTACATGGAAACGGTCACCAGCTTTTCGGCCAGTCTCATTCAGTCCCTCGGCGGCGACACCGCAAAGGCGGCAAAGGCGGCGGATACGGCGATTATCGATATGTCCGACAACGCCAACAAAATGGGCACAAGCATTTCCTCCATTCAGGACGCCTATCAGGGTTTTGCCAAGCAGAATTACACCATGCTCGACAACCTCAAACTCGGCTACGGCGGCACGAAAACCGAGATGGAGCGGCTCCTTTCCGACGCCGAGAAGCTGTCCGGGCAGAAATACGATATCAGCAATCTGAATGACGTGTACGCGGCCATCCATGTCATCCAGACGGAAATGGGCATTACGGGCACGACCGCCAAGGAAGCGACCGAGACCATCAGCGGCTCCATTGCCGGGATGCAGTCGGCCATCGGCAACCTGACGGCGGGGCTGGGCGACGCGGACGCGGATATCCAACTGTTGATCGGCAACGTGGTGGAAGCCTTTCAAAATGTGGTCAAGAACATCACGCCGGTGATTGAGAACATTGTCGCCGCCCTGCCTACCGCTTTAGACGGGATTCTGCAGGCGGTGGGAGAACTGCTCCCCACGCTGCTCTCCACGGTGGTCGACCTGTTTACGCAGGTGCTTGACACGCTTCTGACGCTTCTGCCCCAGTTAATTCCCGCGGCGGTGGACGCGGTCATGACTATTGTAGGCGCACTGATTGATAATCTGCCCTTGCTCATTGACGCGGCGGTGCAGCTGGTGACGGCGCTGGTGGAGGGCATCGGAAATGCGCTCCCCCAGCTGATTCCTGCGGCAGTAAACGCCGTCACCACCATTGTGCAGGGACTGATTGACAATCTGCCGATGCTGCTGGAGGCGGCGCTGCAGCTCATCCTCGGTTTGGCACAGGGTCTGCTTGACGCCATTCCGCAGCTGGTGGTGGCACTCCCCGCCATCATCACCGCGCTGGTGAATTTTCTGGTCGGCTCGATTCCGCAGATCATCGAAGCCGGCATCCAGCTTCTGACCTCTCTGGTGACCGCCCTGCCGCAAATCATCGAAGCGGTGACGGCGGCGATTCCCCAGATTGTGGACGGCCTTGTAAACGCGCTGATTCTCTCCATCCCCCTTATTGTGGATGCGGGCGTGAAACTGCTCATCGCGCTGATTCAGAACCTGCCGCTCATCATCACGACGGTGGTTTCCGCCATTCCGCAGATTGTCGCCGCGCTGTCGAGCGCCTTCGCCGGCAACACCGGAAAAATCATCACGGCGGGTGTCAAGCTGCTGGTGTCGCTGATTGCCAATCTGCCTTCCATCATCGTGGAAGTCGTCAAGGCGGTGCCGCAGATTGTGGCGGGGCTTATCCGGGCATTCACCGGCTATATCGGGCAGATGGCGCAGGTGGGCGGCAACCTCATCAAGGGATTGTGGCAGGGCATTTCGGACGCCGGTGCGTGGCTGTGGAACAAAATCAGCGGCTTTTTCGGCGGCATCGTGGACCGCATCAAGGACTTTTTCGGCATCCATTCTCCCTCGACCCTGTTCGCCGGTCTTGGCCGGAACATGGGCGAAGGGATCGGTGTAGGCTTTGAGGACGCCATGGCTTCCGTATCGCGCGAAATGCAGAACGCCATTCCCACCGGTTTTTCCATAAGCGCCGGCGCGTCCGGGCGCACAGTTTCCGCGGGAACGAGCATCACGCAGAACATCTCGGTGGTTTCTCCTAAGGCGCTGTCCGAAAAGGAGCTTGCCCGGGAATTTAAGAATCTCTCGCGCAAGCTGGCGCTGGAATTTTAAGGAGGGATGGCATGGAACTGACCTATACCAATGAATCGGGAGAGAAACTGACGCTCCGGCAGGCAAAGCCGTTCTTTCTGACGAAGCTCGACGGCGCGGGAAGCGTCCGCCAGACTGTCAATACATTCCAAGCGCCGCAGCAGGACGGCGCTTTCTTCATCTCCTCCGCGCTGGATATGCGCAATATCACGCTGGAGGGCACGATTGTGGCTTCTTCTCCCGATGCGGCATATGAGCGCCGCAAGCAGTTTCTGCGGATATTCACGCCCAAACAGCAGGGTACGCTGATGTATCGGAACCGGCAGATTGCCTGCGTGGTGGAGGAAGCCGGGTTCACCGCCTCCGGAAGGGAGCGCGCACCGGGCTTTTTCGTCAGTCTGCTGTGTCCATCTCCCTTTTTCGAGGCACTTGCGGAAGTCCGCGCGGAGCTTGCCCGCTGGACGCCGCTCTTTCATTTTGTGCTGGAAATCCCCGATGGCGGCATCGAATTCGGCTCCCGCCAGCCCAGCCAGATTATCACGGTGGAAAATCCCGGGGACGTGTCCTGCGGATGCCGGATTGTGTTCCGGGCGCTGGGCGAGGTGGAAAACCCGGAACTGATGGACGTTTCTACGGGCGAATATGTCCGCCTGAACACCGTCCTGACCGCCGGTGAGGAAATCCGCGTCTACACCCATTTTGCGGGCAAGCGCGTGGTGCGGGTGCAGAGCGGCGAGGAAGTCAGCGTGTTCAGCCTGCTGGACACCGGCTCAACTTTTCTTCAGCTGTCTCCCGGAACGACCACGCTCCGCTATGATGCGGCGGCGGGCAAGGAACTGCTGGAGGTCAGCCTGTACTACCGCCCGCAGTATTTAGGGGTTTAGTGTGAAAATGCGCGCTGATGCGCCGCCTTTTTGAAAGAGGTGAATTTTCAATGGAACTGTATGTATTTGACACGAACCGCCGTCCTGCCGGCGTGGTGGAGTCTTTTGAATACCTACGCTGGACAAGGCGGTATTCCCAATGCGGGGGCTTTGAGCTCAAGGCCATCGCCACGGCAGAAAACCTTGCCCTGCTGACGCTGGGGAATCTTCTTTGGAAAAGCGGCGGCGAAGAAGCCGGCGTGATTGAATATGCGGAAATCTCGCAGGACGAAAAAGAACTCATCACCGTCAGCGGACGGTTCGCCGTTTCCTACCTCGCCCGGCGCATCGTATGGGACACGGAAATTCTAAACGGTACCCTCGCCGACTGCGCGGGTCAGCTGGTGAACAACCACCTCATCAGCCCGGGCAACACCGACCGGCGGATGGACTTTATCGCCTACGACGGCGGCGGGTTATCGGACCCGGTCAGCACGCAGATTTCCTACAAAAACCTCATGGATGCGGTGACCGGCTTATGTGAAGCGGCGGACGCGGGCATCAAGGCGGTGTTCAATCCGGCGAATGGGATCTTTACCGTCACGCTGTACAAGGGTGTCGCGTCGCAGGCGGTGTTCTCGTGGGAGTATGAGAATCTCACATCCCAGACCTTTACGAAAAGCGCATCGGACTATGCCAACGTGGCGCTGGTCGGCGGCGAGGGTGAAGGTGTGGAACGTGTCTTTGCCGTGTATGGGGAAAGCGAGGGTGCCGAGCGCCGGGAGGTGTTTGTGGATGCCAAAGCGCTGCGCTCCGAGGATTTCGGGGACGAATACACCGCCGCCCTGCTCTTTCAGGGGCAGAGCAAGCTGAGCGAGCTTGCGATGGCGCAGTTCTTTGACGCGTCCGTCAATCCTCATGGCAATCTGACCTACGGCACGGATTTCGACCTTGGTCAAACCGTGAAGGTAGTCTCGAAGAAATGGGGCGTGACGCTTACCACCCGCATTACGGAGATTGAGGAAAGCTACGACAGCACCGGGCAGAGTCTGGACATTACCTTCGGTAAGGGCGTGCTCACGCTGGCACAGAAACTGAAAGGGGCAATGTAAATGGAGAAAAGCGGTTTTTTTAACAGCACAAGCGGCGACCGGATGTACGATGCCGCCGACTTCGCAGGATATTTTGCAAAGCTGGTGTCCAACGGGATTTTTTATGCCAGTACCGACAACCTGCGTGTGACGCCGGGCGGCGGGCTGTCGGTGAACGTCCTTGCCGGCAGTGCGTGGATCAACGGCTATGCCTATGAAAACACCGAGGAACTGAACCTGACGCTTGCGGCGGCGGACGGCGTGAATCCCCGCATCGACCGAGTGGTCGTTCGCTGGGATGCGGTGGAGCGCAAGATTTCAGCCATGGTGCTGACAGGAACGGCGGCGGTTTCTCCCACCGCTCCGGACATCACCCGAAGCGACAATCTTTATGATTTAGTTCTGGCGGATGTTCAGATTCCCGCCGGCGCGGTATATATTGCCACGCAGCATCTGACGGACAAAAGGCTGGATACTGCCCTGTGCGGCACAGTCAATTCGCTGATTACGGCGGTCTATGAATGAAATGGGGTGATTTACAGTGGCGGATATCAACGGCGTAACCCTGAACGCGGGCAGCGGACCGACGGTCAAATACACCATCACCTATTCCAAAAGCCGGCCGAACAACAGCCAGATGACTTACAATTTTACCATTGCGGCGGCGCTGGGTTCATCCGGTTCCTACATCCACAGCGGCTACGCGCTTTTATGCACCATCACCGTCAACGGCTCATCCGGGCAGGTACGCATCAAGGCCGCCGACAACGACAACTGGGACGGCACCACGCCCCGCTACCGCTATGTGACGGTGACCTGCTCTTCCACTACCGGCAATTCTGCGCAGGGCGTGCGCTTCCGGGTGGTATCGGACGGGCGTATGTCGCTGAGTTCCGGCGTCATCGACAATTCCAGTTATACCGTGACCAGCTCCGCGCTTCTGACCACAGCCTGCGGCGCACCGTCCGCCTGCTCGGTTTCCCCGACGGTGGCGGAAGGAAATGCCGCGCTCTCGTGGAGCGGCGCGTCGGGAGGGACAAACAACGCCATTACCGGCTTTGAAATCCAGTACAGTGATTCTTCCAACAACGCCGACTGGGGAAGCTGGACGGCGCTGACTACCGTTTCTTCTTCCTCTGCATCGGGAAGTTTATCCGTTGCTCCGCCCTCCACAAGGGGCAGTTACCGTCGGTTCCGGATACGGACGCAGGGCTCCGCCGGCTCCGGCTACTATTCGGGCTGGACAGTTTCCTCCAATTCCGTGCGGAAAAACACGCCGCCCGAAAAAGCGTCCGTTTTAACGGCGGCTCCCTCGGTTTACAGCGAAGGGCCGATTACCCTGACATGGAGCGGCGCGTCGGGCGGCACCAGCCCCATCAAGGGCTACATGCTGGCAAGCAAGACTTCGACGGACGGCTCGACATGGACATCGTGGAATGTGCTGGAAAACTTTGATCTGTCCGCGTCCTCCGGGGCGCGCACGGCGGCGGCTTCCACCACGCCCGGCACCTACACGAAATACGGCCTGTGGACCATTGACACGCTGGATGTCTATTCCGCCGAGCAGGTGTCCAACACCATTCTCTGCGTGGCGGCCGCCTGCGACGAGCCGGCAATCGCGGCACCGAAGAACGGTTCTGCTACTTACAATCCGAATCCCCGCGTGCTGCTAACCACCGGCGCACAGCCCTCCGAACAGGTGGCGCAGGTGAAAATCGGCACGGGAGACTGGCAGGACGGCGTGAACAATCCGTCCCTCTTTTCTCCCAGCGGCGAAGTCGGCGGCAGTGCGGCGATGATGTTCAAGGCAGAAACGCAGACGGCGGGAGCAAAGACCCTCACGGTACGGTGCGTGAACACGGACTTTGAAGCGCCCAGCGCGGAGGTCTCCCGCTCGTTGACCGTGCTGGCTTCTCCGTTTGAGGAGATTGCGGCCAATGAAACCAAGGTGAAGGCAAGCCACATCACAGCGCTTCGCACTGCCGTCAACACTGTGCGAAACTACTATGACCTTGCGCCGGTTTCATGGAGTGAGGAAATCATGGCGGGCAGAACGGAAGTGAAAAACTGGCCGCTTCACATTCTGGAAATCCGCTCAGCCGTGGAGCCGGTGATTACGCTCATCAATCAGTACAGCACCGACCCGGGCTTTGCCGTTCCGGAACCGGACTGGGAGGAACTCGGCACAGGCAGACCCCGGGCGGCGGTGATGAATCAGCTTGCCGAACTGATTCTGTCGCTGTAACAGCCACACATTCAAGCGTTTCCGCTTTGGCGGGAGCGCTTTTTTCATACATACCAAACAATGAAACGGAGGTTTTACGATGAAGGAAATCTGGGTCTGGATTCAGGCCGCGCTGGCGGCAGTTGGTGGCTTTCTCGGCTGGTTCCTCGGCGGGTGGGACGGCTTTCTCTACGCGCTGCTGGCGTTTGCCGTCCTCGACTATCTGACGGGCGTGCTGTGCGCAATTGCCGATAAAAAGCTCTCCAGCGAAATCGGCTTCAAGGGCATCTCCCGCAAAGTGCTCATTTTCGCGCTGGTGGGTGTTGGAAACATCATCGACAGTCAGGTGCTGGGAGACGGCGGCGCGGTGCGCACGGCGGTCATCTTTTTTTATCTGTCTAACGAGGGTGTGTCCATTCTGGAAAACGCGGGGCATCTGGGGCTTCCCATCCCCGAAAAACTGAAGGCGGTTCTGGAACAGCTCCACGACCGCAACGATGAGGAGGAACAATAAGTATGGCAAGAATCAATGGAATTGACGTATCCCACTGGCAGGGAACGATTGACTGGGACAAGGTCAAAGCGGCAGGCATCGAGTTTGCCATCATCAAAGCCGGAGGCTCTGACGCAGGCTTTTACACCGACAGCAAATGGGAAGAAAACTATATGGGAGCCAAGGCAGCCGGTATTCCCATCGGCGCATACTATTTCGTCGGCAGGGACTGCGTTACTGCCGCTGCAGGAAAAGCTGATGCAGAACGCTTCATCAAAATTTTGAAAGGCAAACAGCTGGAATATCCTGTCTACATGGATAACGAAGCGCAGCCTGCTTCTGCCAAAGCCGGTATTACGGAAGCCGCCATCGCTTTCTGTGAGACAATGGAAGCCGCCGGATACTTTGTCGGTATCTACGGCTCCGCTGTCTCCGGTTTTCAGGAACGCATGGACGACAGCAAGCTCAAGGCCTATTCCCACTGGGTAGCTCAGTACGCCAGTAAATGCACCTACTCCGGCGAATACGGTATCTGGCAGTATTCTTCCACTGGCAAGGTCGATGGCATCAAGGGTAATGTGGATATGGACTATGGATATATCGATTATCCGTCCATCATCAAAAACGGCGGCTTTAACGGCTGGAGTAAAGGGAGTGCCGCCGCAACCTACACGAAATCCGTTGATGAACTTGCCGCCGAGGTCATCAACGGTAAGTGGGGCAACGGAGAGGAGCGTAAGAAAAAACTGACATCGGCAGGCTATGATTATACTGCTGTGCAGGCAAAGGTTAACGAGATTCTTTCCGGGAAAAACGCTTCAACCACGGCAACCTATGAAACCTACACCGTGCTCAAGGGCGACACGCTCTGGGGCATCGCTTCCAAAAAGCTCGGCAGCGGCGCGCGGTATAAGGAAATTAAGACGCTGAACGGACTGTCCTCAGACACCATTTACTCCGGGCAGAAGCTGAAAATGCCAAAAAAGTAAAACACCTGCCAAACAGCCCCTCGCTGTCCACTTTCGGACGGCGAGGGGCTGTTTTTTTACTTTTTTGTATTTGTTATTAAACATTTTATGAAATCCAACGCAAAGCATTGACTTTACCACCGTTTTGGTGTATATTAAAATATAATATTATTTTAGATTTGAGGTGGAAAGGTGATTAAATTTTCTTGCTAACTATTTTTGCATGGCATGAATCTTCGGGCATACACGCTATGCCGATGTTTTTGCTGTGCGTTTGCAAGAAAGTTTAATGCCGATTCACTCATATGAGCCTTGTTTTGCCGCCTTTATGCGGCTTTGACTTCGCTATCAATATGGGATGCAGGAAGTAACTTTCTTGCATCCCATATTTTTATTGCGGAGGTTTGACTG